TTATTTAGCGTACCTTACATACCTAAAATGAATGAATAAACATAGTAATAATACTAAACTAGTTATACATATTATTGAATAAATTTTTTTTTTTGATTTAGGAATAGTAAAATTTTCTATAGTATTTTTTTCTTTACATGAAGGATAATCTGTATCCTTTATCTTTTTACAATGTCTTTGTAAAGATCTAGCCCATTTTTTTCTATTTTTAATATCGTAATCTGTATCGTATTTTTTAATTTTGTTATCAAAATCAATTATTTTTTTTAATCTTTCATTGTTCATATTAAAAATATTATAGTATGAAAATTTGTAAGATATATTTATATCATCTCTAGAATAATTATAAGTCATCACATGTCTTTCATCATCGTGAATTTCATAACTTACTTTATGATTAGAATTATTAGGATCTGGAGGATAATCTGTAATATATTCAATAAAATCCTTAAATGTTTTAATTGATAACTTCTTTGATATAGTTAATTCACTATCATCATTATAAGTTATTATTAAATTATCTTCTGTATCTTCTTTTATTTTAGTAATATATAAATTATAATTTGATAATCTTGATATATATTTAATTAAGTTCGTAATAAGTTCAATATTATTTTCTGATGTTTTTAATACATCTAATTCATAAGAAGATAACTCATTTATTTTATACTTATTATCCAAAGTACCATACACTTTAGCATGTAAATTATCATCAGCTTGAATTATACCATCTTTTGTCTTCACAAGTGCCCTAATCTTAACATTATAATTATATGATTTTAGTATACCATCTTTATCATTTTTAAGTCTAGAATATTGTTTTATTTCTAAATCATTATTATATAATATACCATTTGCTTCAAGATCAAGTTTTATTTGCAATGGTACTCCTGACTTGGGTAAATCACTTACTACTTTAAATCTAATTTTTCCAATAAAATTATTAATGAACGTATCTATATTCATTAATTGGTAAACACCCATAGTTATATATTCATCGCCCACCTTAATAGAATGTTTGGGGCTTATATAACCTTTTTCTTTGTCTCCATTTTTAATAATAACAATACCCGGTGAAGTATTTACTGTAAACATATAATATGTGATTTTGGAATCACGAACACTTGATACATATAGTGGAACATCAGACTCATCATTTTTTTTTAATTGAGTTTGACTTGATACATATAGTGGAACATCAAACTCATCATCTTTTTTTAATTCAGTTTGTGGAAATTCTGCCATTAAAAATTCATAATTTTTATATTCTGGAGATATATAACTATTTTTTGTTATATTACCAAAATTCTGAATACGTTCTTTTATTTTATAATTTGAAGGTTTATTACTACATTCTGTAAAATCAAAGGGATAACATTTACTTTCACGATCTATCTCTATATTAGATAAAACAATATTCTCCAAAGTAACATATTTAAGATTTTGAAAATCTACTTCAATCTTTTCACTTGAAAAAAAATTTGGAAATAATAATTTTATTTCTAAAGGTTTATAAAAATTAATAATATTTATGTTTGAATCAAATGATATTTTAATATGATCTTTATATTTATCTTCTTTAAAATTAATATTTTGTAAATTTGAACTGATATCAATATTAATATCTTTATATTTACTAAGAAGGTAATCAATTTTTGAATTTCCCGCCGCATCACTGTATTCTTTAATTATTTTTAAAGTAATATAACCTTTCAAACTTACTTGTGAGTTGAAAATAGAATTTGTTTGAGAAGCTGTGTCCTCATCAGAAGGGGAGTAATAATTTTTTGGAAAAAATTGTTCATTATTATCTTTAAATTTATTATTTATTGAAATAACTGTAGGTTTTCGTATACAACCTAATAAAACATCTTCAGTTTGCAATGATTTATTATCAAAATCACTAGCTTTTACAAAATAACATTTAAAACCTTTGCCATTATAGATAATTTCTTTAAATGAAGTAATAAAAGTTGTTATATTATTAAATGATTCTCTATCAGAATAAATTTGATTAAAAATTTTTTTTGCCATATTTTTTGATTTACATACAATTATTATTGTTTCACTATCAGTAAATATTAATGCAGTTTTGCGAACTTTTATAGTTTCATCAGCTCCTAATAATTCTATACCATAATCATAAAATCTTTTAATATTATAAGTCATATATATTAAATTATATTTTAAAAACTAAATGAAAATAATATTAAATTATATTTTAAAAACTAAATGAAAATAATATTAGATTATCAAAAAATATAAAAATTTACAAGATAAATTTTATTAATAGTAGCAACTTTAAAATAGCTTTCATTGAATTTATATTTTTAGATGAAGCTCAACATTTTGTAAAAGCAATTGATAGAACACCTTTTGATTATCAAATTCTTAATGCTTCTATTACAAAAATAAGTGCTTAATTATTTCATAACTACTTTGAAAAATATTAATTTTATCTTTATTTTTATACTTTATATTTTTCTTAGGTCTAAATAAAACATAAATTAAAAATATTAAAAGAATATAGTATAACATTATAAATATATATATATTATAAAAAATAAATAATATATATATATATTATGCCAGAAGGACCTGAAGTAAAATATTTAACTGATAAATTAAATAAAAATTTAAAAGGATTATCTATTAATGATATTATAATTCATGGCGGTAGATATAAACGACATCAAAATCTTTATAATAAAAATTTTAAAATAAAGTTTCCACTAAAAATAAATCAAATTGATTGTCATGGTAAATTTATCTATTGGGATTTGGGTGAAATAATTTTATTTAATACTCTTGGAATGAGTGGTTGGTGGATCTTTAATGAGGAAAAACATAACAATATAGAATTTAAGTTAAGTAAGGATAGTATTTTTTTTAATGATTACAGAAACTTTGGTACATTAAAATTTTGTACTCGTGATAATTTAGATAAAAAACTAAAAGAATTAGGACCTGATATTTTAACATCAAAAGATGAAAAAGAAAATTTTAAAAAAAGATTAGATAAAAAAAGAAATGATACAACTATAGGTGCCGCAATAATGGATCAAAAAGTAGCAGCAGGATGTGGAAATTATATAAGATCAGAATGTTTATATATAGCAAAAGTATCACCTTTTAGAAAAGTAAAAGATTTATCAGAAGAAGAAATATTTAGAATATGGGAAATTTTAAATCAACTTGGGTGGTTTTATTATGATGAAAAAAAAGGAATAAAATTAGGAATAATAAATAATAAATATAAATTGAATAGTAAGATGAAAAAACATGGACCAAGTAAATATAAAAGAGAGCAAGGTTATTTTTTAGTTTATCAACAAAATGTTGATCCCTTAGGAAATAAAGTATATACAGAAAAAATAAATTCTAGGACTGTACATTATGTTAAAGAATTACAACGATAAAGTATTAATGAAAATATGTATTTTGGGAACTGGTCAAATGGCAATGGCTATTTGTAAATTATTGGAAAATAAATTGGAAGAAGTATATATTTATGGAAGAGATTTAGAACAATTAAAAGAATTATGTTTAGAAAAAAGAAATTCTAAATATTTTAATTATAAATTTAATTTAAGTTTTCAAACAAATAAACTAGATAATTTTAAATATGGAATACATATGTATGATTTAATTTTTTATTGTTTACCAGTAAGTTGTTTAAATGATCTATATTTAACTCCAAATACTAATATGATTTACACATGTAAAGGTTTTAAAAATGATTATATTTATAACCAAACTAAAAATTATGGTTTATTATTTGGTCCGTCTTATTCATCTGAAATTATGAATAATGAATATACATGTTTAACTTTTAGTAGTGATAATAAAAATATGATAAATAATATGAGAATTTTATTTGAAAAACATTTGACATGTAAAATTTATTATACAAATAATTTGAAAGATGTTGAATTGCTAGGAATTTATAAAAATATAATAGCTATTTTTTCTGGAGTAATAGATGAATTAGGATTAGGAAAAAATACTTCATCTGCTTTTATGATTAAATTATTACATTCAATAAATTTAAATTTTTCAGAGTTATGTCAACCAGCAGGAATAGGAGATATATTTTTAACATGTTCCAGTTCTAAATCTAGAAATTATATATTTGGTAAAAATTTAATAAGATATAATAAAATTAATAATGATATTTTATCAGAAGGATATAACTCTATATTAAATATAATGGATAATTTGTTTGTAAATAAATTATTATATTTTATAAATAATTTAGAAACAATGACTATTAATGAAAAAATAAAATATATAATTCAAATAATTGATGAATAATATGAAATATTTTTCTAATGTTAATTAATGGATATAAAAAGTTTTATAATTTGTAATGAATTTATTTTTGCTTTAATTTTCTGTTTAATAAGTTTTTATTTTGTTAAGAAGGACAATTTTGTTCTTGTAAAACCATCCAAAGAAAATATGACAAATGTCGAATATAGTCATTTTGGTATTATCGATGAAGAATAAAAAATCTAAAATATAGTATAATGAAAAATATTCTAATAATTATAGCTTTAGTATTAATGTCAATAATAATTATATTTAAATTAAAAGATAAAAAAAGAAAGAGAAAGAACAGAGAAAAATTAAAAGATATTATTGATAATGCTATACAATTAGATAAAAACAAATACGATTATAATAATCAATATCATAATTTTATGATGGCTAATGATTATAAAATAAAAAATTTACCAAAATATAAAAAAAGTTTAAATTATAAATTTGATAAAAGCATAGTTTTAGTTTCAACTATTAGAAATTGTAGAAATAATATAAAATTGAGTTTAAAGTTATTAAATTTAATTGGTACTTTATTTAAAAATTATTCAATTGTTTTGTATGAAAATAATTCTAATGATAAAACAAATAAATATTTAAATTATGAAATAAATAATTCAAATCATATTACTTTAGAATCAGAAAATTATGATATTAAAAATTATAAAAGAACTATAAGATTAGCAAGGGGGAGAAATATTTGTTTAAATGTTGCTAAAAAACTAGACCCATATTACTATTGTGTATTTGATTTTGATGGTGTAAATGACAAGCTTACTAAAAAAAAAATTACTGATGCAATAAATATCGAAAAAGATTGGGATGTTATAACAGCAAATCAAAATAGAAAATATTATGACATTTGGGCATTAAGAAGTCATAACTACTTATCAGATTATGGTTTAAAATGTAATTTCGATTATTGGGATTCAAAACCTATAATAGGTGCGAATATGCTTCAAAGAGTTATAAAAGAAAATGAAATTATTGAGGTTGATAGTGCTTTTGGTGGTTTTGGAATATATAAGATGAATAGTTTAAAAAATTGTTTTTACTATGGGTATAAAAACGAAAGAGAACATTGCGAACATGTTCATTTACATAAACAAATGAAAGAAAATAATAATGCTAATATTTATATTGTAGGATCTTTGATTAATCATTAAATTAATAAATAATTAGATCTTTAATTTCTTCAAAAGAATTTACAGATCTATAATTATTTATAAGTTCAGCCGATGTATATTTGTAATCTATCTCTTTTTTAATATCAGAAAGTTCATATACAAATTCATCTTCCCAGTATAATTTAGACATTTCATAAATGTCTAATATATTACATTTCTTAAATTCTATTTTCAAGTCGATTCTTCCTGGTCTAATTAATGCTTTATCTAAATATTCAGGTTTATTTGTTGTCATTATAATTATCCTGCCTGAACATTCATGTAATCCATCTAATATATTTAAAAAGTTAGAAAGATTATTCGTGTTTAATTCTTGTTTCTTTTCTTTTAATACCAAATTATTCATATCTTTTGTTGTACTACTCTCTTTTGTATTATTTTCTTTAATAAAATCGTCAAGTTCTTGTGTTTTAATATCTCTGTCTTTTATAATATCTCCAACTGCATCAATATCTTCAAAAATAATAATTCTTTTATCTTGTGGTATAATTAAATCAGAACCAATTTTTTCAGTTTGAATAATCTTTCGAAGTTGTTCAAAATCAAATTTGTTATGTAATTTTACATCAATTCCATGTCTTTTGGTAAAATTCATCAGTTGTTTAATAAATCTTGTTTTTCCTCCCCCAGGCTCGCCATATAATAAAATACCGAGATTATACGGTTGTCCTCTTTTTTTATACCATTCTTCATTTTCAAGAAAAAATTTAATTGTTTTCAAATGTTTATTCTTTGAATTGAACCAACTATTTTCAAAAGTAATATTACTATCCCATTTTGAATATGATACTTTGAGATTACCAATATCTTCGTCTTCTCCTCTTCGTCGTGAATTACTTTCTGATGCATTATAATCAACTGTTACAAGTAGTTGATCCGATAAACTTTTACTTTTTATAAATTTTTTATAAACATCTACTTCATTCAAAATATAATCTTGGAGCTCTTGTAAATTTTTCTTTTGTGAATAAACCCGTAATGTTACCAAATGTTTATACCTAATTCTATCATCACGGTTTCTTTCATCTTCTTCTTGTCTATAAATTACTTTTCCAAAAATATCTTTTGTAAAATTGAAACTAGTTGTTTGATCTACTTGATAAAAACTATTTTTCTCATCTCTCTCATCGTCCTCGGTCCAATAAAATTTTGATAATTCTTTAATTTTTTTTATTGAAGGATTATTGCTACTAGATAAATTATACATTAGAGATTTAAATTTCATGGAATGTTCTTTGGTGTCACTTGTAAAATCTATAGTATGATAAGATTTGTTAAAAAATTCTTCTATCTTTTCGAAAACAACAGTAGAAATCTTTCTATTATTATATATTTTTACTGCTATTAATAGTGTTATAAGATAAAACCAATGTAATTCTAGAATGTTAATTTTGCTAGCATAATTCATAAGTATCGGATATAACATATATTGGAGTTCCATCGCCATTATGAAGTTTTTGCTTAGAATTTAAAGATTTTTCAATTTTTTAAATCATGATATGAAAAAATCATTTTCTAGAGTTTCTTATAAATGACTAAAATAAATTATGATTTTTTGAATAATTTACTTAGTGGAAAGATAACATTAAAAAATGATTCAGATAAAATTAAATTATCGAATTATGAAGATTATTTACCAATGTATGATATTTATTCTAATAATATTTATTTAATTAATAAAGAAAATATTCATTATAGATTAATTGACTGTCATTATAGATTTATAAATGATGAAATATTCCAATGGATTAAAAATAAGTTATCAAAAAGTAAATTAGAAAATGATAAAATAAAATATAATAGATTACTATTATTTATTAATAATTATAAATTAGATCAATTAGAAAAAACTTCATACGAAACACTATACAAATATTCTCCTCAATTAGGCCTTAGTATATCAATTTGTAAAAGAAATAGTTTTCATCCATATTCAAAACATTTAAACCCATACTATACTAAAAATGAATTAATTAAATTAGGATTAAATAATAAAATTATTAAATCTGAAAATGAATATTCATTAAGAGATAAAAATATTCATTACGAAATATGTAAATTAGTATCAAAAAATGATATTTCAGTTGATACAATTAGAGAACATATGAAAGTAATAATCAATAAAAAAATAATTTCTTGGATTTGTTTTTATTCTTTAACAGGTAGTTATAGATACAATGAATTTTTAAGAAAAAAAAATCCTAATTTACCTAAAGATATTGGAATAGGAATTAGTAATATTAGTAATCAAATGATATCAATTGATTCTTTAGAAAAAGATTACTATTTTTATAGATTTATTGTAGATGACAAATTTATTAAAAATTTAAAAATAGGTGATTATTACGAAGATAAAGGATTTTTATCAACAACCAGAGATCCATTTTATTCTCCTGGATTATCTTTAGATTTTGGGATAATCTTGATGAAGATAAATATCCCAAAAAAAATAAAGGGAAGTGGTTTATTTATAGAAAATTTTTCTTTATTTCCCAAAGAGGAAGAATATTTATTAAATCCAAATATGAGACTAAAACTAATTTCTAAGGATGAAAAATTTAAATATTACCATATAAATAATAATTTCGAAAAATTAGTTAGGACTAAATATGAATTTACATTAGAACAAGTAAATCAATTAAAAACATTAAACTTTATGAATGAAGAAATTCCAAATTTAAATCTGGATGATTTAGATATAGATGGTAGAGATAGAGTGGCTTTATTTGAAAATTTTATTAGTATGTGTAATTCAAACCAACAGTTTATAATGAATAGTATGATTTTTAATTGTGAATGGTTTGATTCATCAAATGTGTATAAAAACTTTTATGTTAACAGTACAAAAGATGGTTTTTCAATTTCACAATTCCAAAATGGTTATCCAGTAATATTTATAGAATTTGGTGATACTATGGTTGTTAATTACATTAAAAAAAAATATTATTATGATGAATATGTCAGTATTGATTTTAATAAGCTAGAAGATATAGTTAGTAAGTTTGCTTATATTTTTAGATACCAAACATGTAAAATATTTTTTGATTACAAAAATTTTTCAGAATTTGAACAAAATTATAAAAAAGACAAAGAATTTTTATATAATAATCTTTATTGTGAAAATATATATACATATTTAAAATCTGGGAAAAAAAGAAATGATAGTAAATTTGTTAAGTATGAATACGGATACTGGCAACTTGATACCTTAAAAAAAAAGAAAATACCATCCGAAATTATTAACTTATTACCAAAAGATTACAATTCTAAAAGTTGGGCTGAATTAATAATTAAGATTATTGAAGAAAAATTTTTTCTTTATGAAAAATTAGAAAAATGGTGTAATTATTATAATAATAAATTATTTGAAAAAAATTATTTAATATTTGATTGTAATTTATATTTAAAATCTAAAGGTATAGATGTTCCTTATTATCCTAACTTTGAAACTGTAAGTTTATCTAATAGACCAAATTATAATACTATTTACAGATTAAATACAAGAAGAGTTTAATTTAAATATTTATAGTAACTAAATGATAAAAGAAAACCAAATAATACATCAGTTAAATAATGAACACCTAAATATAATCTACTAATTCCTACAAAAAATGGTATCAATAATATTAATTTGTTTTTATATTTTTTATACAAGATAAGTGCTAATATCATTGATGCGGATGAGTGTCCACTTGGGAATGAGAACTTATCAAATAAATTGTTATGATCTTTACTATAATTTATTACTTCTTTATTATTTCTATAAGGTCTATTTCTTCTAATTATTATTTTTATTAAAGTTGTAGAAAAGATAACAAATAATATAAGAATTATATTACCTTCATTTAATATTTTAGAAATATAAGCACAACATAAAATAAAAATAAATGAAAATGTATCAAAAGGATAACTTGTATATTTCATAATTTTTTTTAAATTATAACATTGTAAAATGATATTTATTATAGATTCATCCATATAATAAATATATTAAAGATATTTTTTTTTTCTAACGATTTTTATAATGAATTTAATAAAATTATTTATTATTTTTTTAATCCTTACATTAATTGGTATTCAAGTTTATTTTTATTACTTTGATAAAAATATTGATGAAAATTTTAATGATGAAAATATTGAAGAGATTAAAGATATTCAAAATATTGAAGAGATTGAAAATATTGAAAATATAGAAAATATTAAAAAGATAGAAAACATACCAAGTGTCGACAAACAAATGGTAGATACTATAATTGATGAAACCAATGAGAAAGAAATATATATTGATAAAAATGAAAACGAATATTTTAATTTTAACGATAATTATGATAACCAACAGATTGTTAATTTTGAAAATCCTAATCCATGGAATAAAATTATTATTAACGATATTAATAAAAAATTCTTTTTAAAAATATATAATTATGATGAAGAAAAATTTATAAAATGGAAAACATTAATAAAGAATTTAGATTATGATATTAATACAAAAGAATTAATAATTCAAGAACCAGAAAATGTATCTTTAGCAATTACACATTTAATATTATCAAATTTTAATAATGAGATTAATTTTGAAGAAATTATTAACCATAATTTAATTGATATTTCTATTGAAAAAACAAATATTAAAAATGTAACAAAAAGATTAAAAAGCTTGATTAAAAAATCTATACATCCAGATACTTCAAATATAAATCAAGTAAATACTGAAGTTTTAAATGAAAAACCTTTAAATTTATTTAATACAAATAATATTAGCCCATATGGCGGTACAGAATATGCTTTTTTTTAATCTAAAGTAATAATATATGAGTAAAAAAATAGCTATAGTTTATTCACCAGAAGAACCAAGACACATAGAACCTGAATTTACACTAGTTAGATCTCCTTCATCTCCTAATGCTAGAGTTGTTTCAAGACCTAATTCTAGACTTGTTATTTCACAACCAGAAATGAGCCATTTTAATAATTTAATTTCAGAAGATATATTTCTTAGAGAAGAAGAAAAAGTTACTCCATTAGATATTATAAATGATATTTCAGAAATGATCCTCTCAAACTCTGATGAATTAGAAAAAAAAATTAATATAAGACAAGTCCCAGGACAAACATCTAATGTTCCAAGTAAAGTTAGACAAAATGAACCAAATGTTGAATTAAAAGAAAAAAATAAAAATTTAGAATCAAGAATTTCAGAATTAGAAGAACAATTAGATAATATTAAAAAAGATAGTACTAATGTTATTGATCATACAAGTAATTTTAGTAATGATTTACCAAGAAAAGCTTACATTAACCTAAGAAATGAAGTTAACAAAGAACCAGGTGTTATTGCTAATACACCAAATGGTATGGTTATATTTAATTATCCAGAAAAAGGCATACTCAAACATACTTTAATAGATGAGGAAATTCATCATTGTGTTCCATCTAAACATGTAGACTTTTTATACACTACTATTAATTTTTACCTTGAACCAAAAGTAGTACCATTTGTTCAAGCTATTTCTGGTTCTGTAATGATTGATTTACTGAAAAATGAAGTTACAGCTAGATGTGGTGGTACAGGAGCAAATTATGCCACCTTAAAAACAGTAATTGATTTACAAGAAGCAATATTAAAAGGAGAAGTTGTTAGTAGAAAAGATATAAATAAAGTATATGTTGCTAATATTAATAATATGAAAGATAACTTTACTAAAAATAAAAATTTTGTAATTAGTAGAGCATTAATGAATCAATCAAAATATGCTAAAGAAATGTCAAGAGATTATCATCCATTCGCTTTTGAAAAAGGATGTAATTAATTACAACAAATTAAATTATTAATCCTTCAAATCTGAATATTTATTTTTTAAAATTAAATATTTTGCTTTATATTTTAAATATCTATCTTTTGAAATATTATTTTTATTACTTCCCTTATTTTGTTTATTACATTCACTGTTAGTTTTACAAGGTTTATTTGCTTTTGTTTTACAACCTTTAATACATTTATTATTCTTACAAGAACATTTTGCGGACATTAAATAAACTTAGATTATTTTTTCTAAGATAAAATTTTTAATATTAGAGCCTAAAATATAATCGTCAATGATAAAATAGCAACACCTTTTATAATAATCTCCTTGAAATTGACTTTCAATATCATCAATAATAAAATTTTGTATAGTATTATTTTCTTCTAAATATTTTATTAATTTTAATTTGTTATAATTTTTATTATTAGTAAAAATTGGAAACATACAATAATTGTTAACTTTTAAATTTAATTTTGATTCATCAAAAATATCATTTTCAAGAATTGTTATGAAACTATCATAATTTTCCTTAGAATATATAAAACAGTCACCATTAAATCTTAAATGTATTTCAATAATATATTCATTTATGATTTCAACATTTAGAAATCCTGTGTAATTTTCTAATAATTCTTCTAATAGATTTTTTATATTATCACTTAATTTATAGTCTTTTAAATAATAATGACTATTAAAAGTACCAAAGATATCAGGATTTGAAATAAGAGCATAGTAACAAATTATTTTACCATTTTTAATTATTAAATCAACATTATATTGTTTCCCATCAAAATATTTTTGAAAAAAATATCCTGCTAAATTATTTTCATCAAGTAATTCTTTATATTCATTTTCAAAATAAACTTTTTTAAAACCTTTGCTCATTCCAAACAGATTTATAATAGGTTTTACAATAATTGGAAATTCATTTGGGTATAAAGGAATAGGAGAACATTCTATATTTTGAATTTCAGATAATCTTAGTTTATCATATACAAAATTATAGTTTGGATAATGTTTCCAAGCTTCTATATCATTTATAGGATAATTTAAATTATTTTCAGTAATATAATCAAATATTTTATATGTCATAAAATATTATAAACATTTATTTTTAAATATAGTTATGAACTTAGAGTTAAGTACAATAGATATTTACGAAAAGATCCCAAGGTTAATATTACCAACTAAAAATAATTTTTTAAAAGAATTAAATTTAACATTTAATAGAACAAATATTTTTTTAATTTTTTATAGACATGGAATTTATGATGGATTAGAGAGGAAAAAACACTTTGATTATATAAACCCTATTTTATGGGAACTTGGTCACATTGTATTTTTTTGGGAACATATGACATTAATAAATTTAGGTATAACTGACTTGATTACTGATCCAGAAATTTACGATTCATTTAAAAATAAAAAAGAATTTAGATACAATAAAAATAAATTATTACCGTTTAATGTTTTATTTGATAGACTTGAAGTAATAAAAGATTTTATATTTTTAGTGATAGAGAAATATTCATTAAATGAAATTAATTTTTATTTAATTAGACTATCTCAATTACATCAAGAAATGCATAATGAAAGTTTTATTTTTTCCTTACAACTTTTAGATAAACAAATATTTAAACCTATTACTACAAAAGTAGAACAAATTTTATACGATGTAGAAATGATTGAAATTTATGGAGGAAGATTAAATCAAGGTAATAATATAACTAGTTTTCATTTTGATAATGAAGTACCAAGGTTTACAGCAAACATTGAAAAATTTTATGTTTCTAAATATTGTATAACAAACTATCAATATTTAAAATTTGTAAAATCAAATGGCTATGATAATAAATCTTATTGGTCAGAAGAAGGTTGGAATTGGAAAGAAAAAAATAAAATTAAACTACCTCTATATTGGAAAAAAGAGGGAGAATATATTTTTGAAAAACATTTTGGATCATATATATCACTAAGATTTAATAATCCTGTAATACATATTAGTTGGTATGAAGCAAATGCCTATTGTTCTTGGAAAAATGTTCGTTTACTTAAAGAGTCTGAATGGGAATATTTAGCAAGTCAAAATTCTACAAGTTTAATAAATGAAGCAACCTTAGATTATGGTGAATATACTTCTATTAAATCTACTATATCTGTTTTAGATGATACATCGGAAAATAATTTAGGTGTAGTTGGTTTATTTGGAAATTGTTGGGAATGGTGTCAGGAACCTTTATATCCATATAATGGTTTTAAAATAGATCCAGTGTATAGAGAAATGTCATACCCCTGGTTTGGTCATAAAAGAATTTGTAGAGGTGGATGTTGGGCTGTACCTAATTTTCTAATTAATAAGAGTTATAGAAATGCTCAACCCCCTGATTGTAGACATCAATATATTGGTTTTAGAGTAGCTTCATAACATTTCATAATCTAAATATTCAAAGTCTTTTTTGTAGTATTCATTTATTAATTCAATACTGTTTCTTGAGAAGGTTTCCATATGACTTTTACTTTCATTTCTTTTTTCAAAATGATTTACATCTATATTAATATCGTATTCATTTAATATTTCTTTTAAATTTTTACTTAATTTTTCATCTAAATATAATATATGTTTTATCTTTTTATTACCTTCTTTATCGAAAATATAATTATATTGTGGGATTAAATGACAATCATATACATTTACATTTACATTTACATTAGAAATATTTTTTAAAAATTTATTTATCCAATCATTTAAATTTAATTCAAAAATATAATTTTTTTTTTTTCTATAGTAGTATTCACTTTTAATTCTATCATAAGGATTTCTTACAACACAAAAATAATCATTTTTATCACTAATTTTAAATAAATAATTATGCCAATAACAACAGGGTAATAGTGATAAATTTTCTTTTAAATCTAAATTAGAATAATCATATTTACCCCATTTTAAATTGTATTTTTTTCCTAATTCTTCAATACTTGTCCCTGCATTTTTTGGAATATGAATAAATTTTAGCTCTTTAGTAATCATATTTTCTTTTATCATATTTTTATTAATAATAATTTTTGAAAATAAGATTATAACTAAAATAAGTAATATAAGTAACATTATTATAATATTACTTAGAAATTATATACCATGTGTAATATTTATGTAATTCAAAGTCGGGAGTAAATTTTTCTAATATTTTTAAATTATATTTTCTTAAATATTTGTTAATTATATCTTCATTTATAAATCGTTCTTCCATCTCATTTGAATGAACATTTTCAAAATAATATTTTGTTATATCTTTTTCTCTGTATATATACGACTCTCCAAATTTGTATCTATTTTTATAACCACTTGGCAATGAATCATTTAAAATATTAAAAATAAACTTGTTATTTTCATTTAATATAGTATTAATCTGATGCCAAAAATCGTCAGTACAAAAATGCATTAATGAATTTATACTAAATATGTAATCATAATTTTCACTAAAATCAAAAGTTGACCAGCTATTTTTTTGTACCCATCTTTTGGATAAGTCAATATAATTAAAATTTATATTCTGATAATTTCTATTGTTATTTTTGTAAAATGTTTTGAATAAAACTCCCTCATCAAAGTCTATACCAAAATATTTTAAAAATCTAATATTTTGTTTTAGAATTTTAGATCTACCACATCCTAAATCTAACACAATTTTATTTGGTTGAAAATCAGTTAGTTTTAAAACATGATCAAAAATTTTATTACTATTATTAACAATGGTTGTCCAGTCGTTATTTTTTTTAAAATTATTTATAGTAAAATATATTTTATTATATTTATCATTTCTGAATGTACTATTAACTAATTTCATAACACTTAATACAACACTCTTTGGATTTGGATATTTTTTATCGAATCTAAATTCTTTTGGAATAAATGTTTTATAATCATCAGAAGGATATAATCTCCATATAGTATCTTCTTCTATATTTAAAGAATCTTCTGTATTTGATTCAAAATCATACATATTACCTTCGTTATCACAAAATTTACCATTTAAAAACTTGAGATCAATCGTTAGTAATTGCTTTGGTTTCAATTTAATTTCTCTAACATTATTTGGAGTTTTAATAACTAGACCATCACATGAATAAAAGTCGTTACAAATAAATCTATGATATATACTATTTCCATTTAGAAATTTATTTAACTCATTAGAAATCAAGTTAATATCTAAAATTTTCCAACATGCTTTAGGATACCAACATACATCATGTGGATGTTCACTGATCATTTTTTTAATAATTGCTCTTTCTTCTTGGATTGATTTCATTAATTCATTAAAGGTAGAAATTATTTTAAGATTTGTATTTTTAGTGTATGGATGTAACTTCCTCAAATATAAATATCTTTCTTCATATGAGGTATCATCCAAATCGATATCAAATATAAAATGAATATTCAAATCTTCATAAAATTCTGCTTTTAATTTTTCAACTATCATATGTGGATAAATATTTGTTGGAAGTTCATTAACTGAAACTCCATCCACTTTTTCTTTTATCAATAATTCTGTTGATATACTATTAAATTGATTTGGATATATATGATATGGTGGTATTTTGCTAAATTTATCTCTTTTGTTGTTACAGTCACTAGTTGTTTTCAAGTCATCTTTTATCAAATTTAATCTCTGTATGTTATTGAAAAATCTATTAAGCTTTCTCTTTTTTCTAATATGTACACTAAGATAAAATTTTATTTTATTTAGTAATAAAAGTAAATGGAAAAAAGATGTATATTTATAACCTTTAGTACTACTTTGAAAAGATTTCAAATTATCAATATCTAAGTAATTAATATAGGGTATATAAAATATAATAGTTTTAATATCAGGCGGATATCTCTGATTAAATCTATCCTCTACTATATGTTTACTAAAATATTTTTTAGTTTCTTCATCGAAAAATTTAGTTAATGATAATATCTTTAGTAAATTAGAATTAAAACTTTTAGAATGTGTGTCAATAAATTTTGTTTTAAATTCGTATTCAAATTCTGTATTCTTAATATCGAATTTATCTATAAGTTCAAAGTTAATATCATCTATTGTAAAATTTTCTTCATTGTTATAACTATCAAAAATTTTTATACACAAATGAATGAAAGTTAATCTCTTCAAATTAGGACTAATCATATTCTCCAAATAATTATTATGAGTAAATAATTTTATAAAGTTGTTTCTTGTAATAAAATTACATAAATATTCTGATGATAAATGATCTAAATCATAGAACTGAAATAATTTATTAATATTACTATAATCATTCAAAATAATATTATTTACAATTTCATCTATTTTTTTAGTAAAGTCAAAATTTTTACTTAAGTAATTTAATTTTTTCATTTTGTATTTATCAGGAGATTTATTTATTAAAAACTCATAGGTTATATTAACATCTGTTTTTGTAGGATATTTTTCTTTTATATTTTTTACAATTGATTTATAAACTCTATCATCATAATTACATAAGGAATATGATAACAAATTTTCTAATTTACCAATAGAAATATTGTTTATATTTATATTCAAAAAAACCTTATAAAAATAAATATTTTCAAAAGAGGAACATTTATAAAGTTTATATAAAAAGTTATCATATATATAATTTTGTGTAAACATTTTATTAATATTTTTATCAATTACATTTCTAAATATTACATGATAGTATTTGATTATTTTATAGGAATGTCTTAAATATAAAAATTCATTCATAAATATATCTATTAAGATATTTTCTATAGGAATTTGTAAGTCAGGTATTACCATTTTTGATATTATTAGTTTTATAAATTTTTTTGTAATTTCAGTTATTAATGTTTTATTATAAGACGGATCATCCATATCTTGAATTAAGTTAATTAAATTTTTAGGACAGACATAACTATTATTGTCTAAATTTTTTGCTAAAAATAAATAATCTAAATTATCATTTTGTTTTAGATTATTTAGTATATTTATAGCTTCATCATTTGATATTTTATTTCCAAATATAGATGAGTGTAATATATCGTTTAATTCATTTTTAAATGACATACTAATTATTAATAAGAAAAAATCTTTAATTCAATTTTTTTAATCTATCAAAATTTATTTTATCAATTAATTATATAATGAATTATAATGATATTAACAAGTCATTTAAAAAATATAAAATTAAAAAAAAAAGAGAAACAATGGCTGAAATATGTAAACCTAAAGATTTTAAACTTCAACAACAACAATTATTTTTAGCCGACTTATTTAAACAAAAAAAAAATATTAAGGGGTTACTTGTCTATCATAAAATTGGTGCTGGAAAAACATGTACGGCAATATCAATTGCTGAAAATTTAAAAAAGAAAATGAAAATTATGGTATTATTACCAGCAGCATTAATTGGTAATTTTGAAGATGAATTATTATCAAAATGTGGAAAAAATGAGTATATATCTGAAAAAGATTATAATTTATTATCAAAATTAAATCCTAAAAGTAAAAAATATGAAGAAATTCAAAATAAAGCAAAGTCTAAGATTTATGAATATTATGAAATATATTCTTACCATAAATTCCAAATTTTGATGGATCAAAAAAGATTAAAATTCAGAAATACTTTATTGATAATTGATGAAATTCAAAATATGATTTCAGAAGGAGGTACTTTTTATAAATCTTTAAATTCTTTCATAAATAGAGCGGATGAAAAAAGTAAAATATTATTATTATCAGCAACCCCCATGTTTGACAAACCTGTTGAATTAGCTTTAACTATGAATTTATTAAAAAAAAATAAAATACCTATTGGTAATGATTTTAATACAATGTTTTTAAAACAGGTTAAAACAAAAGATGGTATTTCTTATGATTTAAAAAATAAAAATTTATTAAAAAAACATTTACATGGTTTAATTTCGTATTATAGAGGAGCTAGTCCAGTAGCTTTTCCTAAAACAAATTTTAATGTTGTAAGATGTAATATGAGTGATTTCCAATATAAAAGTTATTTAACTAGTTTGAGTACAAAAAATGATTATGTTAAAGGATCATTTAGAGATGTTGATATTTTAAAATTACCAAATAATTTTTTACTTGGACCAAGAATGGTTTCTAATGTTACTTTTCCAAATAAAAGTATTGGTGAAAAAGGTTTTGAGTCATTTAAAGGATCATGTATTTCACCAAAAAAAATAAAAACATATTCAACAAAGTTTTATAAAATAAATAATAAAATAAGAATTTCAAAAGGTCCTGTTTTTGTTTATTCTAATTTTAAAGATGTTGGAGGGCTAAAACCTTTTACTAGATTTTTAGAATGTCAAGGTTATAAAGATTATAAAACTTATGGTCCAGGTAAAAATAGATATGCCGTTTGGTCTGGTGATGAAAAACATTCAACAAAAGAACAAATTAAAAAAGTTTATAATAATCCAAATAATCATAACGGAAACATGATTAAAATAATGTTAGGATCACCTTCAATAAAAGAAGGTGTGTCATTATTAAGAACTGAACAAGTTCATATATTAGAACCTTATTGGAATATGTCAAGATTATTACAAATTATAGGACGAGCAATTAGATTTTGCTCACATAAAGATTTACCTTCTGATAAAAGAAAAGTAGATGTATTTTTATATCTAGCTACATACCCTAAAGAAAGAACCACCGATGAACATATATGGTCATTAGCAAAAAGAAAAAATGTTTTAATAAATCAATTTGAAACTGTAATGAAAGAAATGGCAATTGACTGTAAATTATTTTATGAAAGAAATGTTTACAGAAATGAAAAACCTATAAAATGTTATTAAATATTTATATAAATTATATCACTTATTTATATGAATATTGGAGTATATATTGATGCTGATAATATGTCTCATAAATGTTGTAGTAAGATATTAAATTTAGTAGATGGAAATTATACAATTAAAAAAATATTTAGTGATTGGAGTAAAACAGAATCTAAAAATTGGGAGAAAAAAATTATTCAATATGGTTTAGAACCAATACAATGTTTTAGAATTAGTAAAAAACAAAGCACTGATGTTAAAATGATTACAACTATAATATCAGATATACATAGTTACAATTTAAATTTTATTATTTTAGCAACATCCGATATTGATTTTTCTCATTTGTGTTTAGAGATTAAAAAAAAAAATATTAAAATTTTAGTAGTTTGTAGAGAAGAATCAAAATTAAAATATTATTGTGATGAATATTACCCTATAAATAAACTACTAAAAAAAAAATAATATAAAAAAATTTAATTTTTTCTATCTTATATATATATGGGTAAATTTAATAAAAAAGATGAAGATAAAACCAATAAAACACTTTTAGAAAAATTTGCGGGTAATACAGGATTAACTGTTGCTATCATCATTCTTTCTTTAGTTCTTGTTGGAGGTATTGTCTACTTGATACTTCTTATGAAGAAAAAACAAACAGCTGTAGCATTAGATAATTTTAATCCTTCTTCCGCAATAAATACATCCGTAAGTGACCTACCACCAGTCACTGATTCTTTTGAAGCTCCATTACCAGTAGGTGATTTTTCTGATACTTCAGAATTAGCAGGTGATTTCCCTGTGGGCGAACAAATGAACAAATATTTAAATTCTCTCACTTCTGAGATCTAATTATATTAAAGAAATATTTTTCAAGTATTAAATCATATAATTGTAATATTTTTTCTTTATTAACATGAATAATTTGATCAACAAGTAAATTATTTCTGTTAAACAAAAATTTTCTAGATAATATTTCTCCAAAATATTTATTAACTAACTCATTATTACTTGATTCTTTTTCTAATAATTTAATTTTTAAACCTCTTTTAAAGTTTTCAATTTCTTCATTCTTCATTTTTAATATTTTTTCTCTTGATATTTTAAGAATTTCTAAAATCTTTGATTTAACAAAATCTATATCTTTTATTGATTGAACAATAACATAAAAATAATAATTCATACTATCATAATAAATTCCACTTTTACAAATATACCCTAATTGATGTGTAGTTCTCAAAAAATAATAAATTGGTTCATCTAAAATTTGTTCTAATATAAGTAAAGTAACTGTTTTAAGTGGATCAAATATTCCAAAATTAACTAATAACCTAACAATATTATTTTCTTCAGTTGGATTTGGATGAATATAATCAAATGAATTTAAATTTTTTGGACATATTATTTTATCTTTACTATTTTTATTCAATTCAAATAAAATTTTAGGAATTTTACTTTTACTAATATTACCATAAATAATACTAACACAATTGTGTTCTCCTAATAAAAAATTCTTAATATATTCTTTCATTGTTCCTAGTTCTAGTTTTTTTAAATTTTTTATTGTATCTTTAATTGGATAATTATAATCATGTCCTAAAATTCCAGTTATAATATTTAAATATTTTAATGGAGTAGATTTATCAAGATTTTCAAAATCTTTTATTGTATCATTTAAATTTTGTATTATTATAATATTATCTATTTTACTAATTATTGATTTTAAAAATAAAAATACATCATTTACTACTTCATTAAATTTATCATTATAACCTGTTATATTTAAACATATAGATGAATAGGTATTTTTAATTGTAAAATATATCTTATAGTTTAATTCAAATAATTTGTAAAAATTAATAAATAAATAGTAATTTAATATTTTTACTGTTAATAAAGTTAAATTAGAATTATCTATAGTTGAAAACAAATCATTTATATTGTAAATTATTTTTAAATATATCTTTGGTTGATTATATTCTGAAAGACCACCAAACCAAACATTATTTTTTATTATAATTGGGTCTTTAATATTTGTTTTTTCAATAGTTGGTTTTACATCCAAGTATTTATTTTCTGAATTAATACTAAAACTAAATTTAATTTTCTTGTTAACAGATAGATAACTTTTATCTAAATTTCTGTATTCAGAATTATAATAAGGTAACTTATTAAAAACTAAATTTGAATGATAACTTTTATTTTTATCAATAACAATTACATTACAATTTTTAAATTTTAAATTTTCTATTTGATATAATAAATAATCATAATCTTTTTGGCTTACTAGATTTGAACCATAATAATATTTTTCTTTGTAATATAACATATTATTTGAAATTAAATCAACAAGTGTTGTTTCATCATATTTATCACAATTAGTAAAGAGAAATTCTTGTTGCTTTTCATAGTAATCATAAATTTCTTTCCAATTTAATTTATTTAAATTATCAATAAAATATTGAATATACGAATTAAGTTTATTTATAATAGAAAATACATCTACATTATTTTCAAATTCTATTGATAGTACTAAAACACCAAAATCAATTACACTGGCATCTAAATCGACTATTAAATTACTACTTTTAAGAATATATTTTAAATTTGTTTTACTATCATTTTCAATTGTTCGGCAAATTACTTCCCAAGATTTATTATTTAAATATTCTCTAAATAATGGTATCTCCCAAAAATATAAAACTTCTTTACTATTTCTAACTGGAATTAATTGATTAATTATATTTTTTCCAAAATATGGTTTAACTTTATAATCTATTGGTATAGATTTTTTTTTTGGAATATTTTCAAATGTATTAGATAAAATTTTTTCCATATTTTGAAAATCTATATTACTTATAATTGTTAAACTCATATTGTCTGAACAATAATATTTATTATAAAATTTAATCATAACATCTCTTAAATTTGTTTTATTTAGAGTTTCTAAATTACCTGTAGTAAATCTATTGATAGGACTATCTTTTTTTGACAGACTCATTAAAAAATTTCTTTGTTGCCAATAATCATTATTTACATTTTTTAAATGTTCTGAATTAACAGCATTTATTTCTCTGTTTACAGAATTAACATCAAATTTTGGATCTATAAAAAATCTAGAAAAAATATCTAAAATATGTTCAGCATTTTTACTAATGCATGTAAAATAATAAACTGTTTCAAACATTGCTGTATATGCATTTGAATATCCACTATTTTTTTTTAATGTTTCATCAAAATAATTTTCTTTTTCATATTTATTACTACCCAGAAATAACATATGTTCTAAAAAATGTGCTAAACCTTGATATTCTTTAGGTTCAGAAAAAGATCCGACTTTTACAGCAGTAGATGCTGTTATATTTTCTACATCTTTATCAAATATTAAGGTATATGGTATACCATTTTTAAGTGTTCCTGTTTTAAATTTTCTAGTCTCATTTTTTGGTTCTAACATTATAATAACAGTAGATTAAAATTATATTTATTTGTTTTTATAATATAATTATATGTTAGTAAATATTTTATTGGATCAATATTTTTAATATTAAAATCTTTTTTATTAATTTCATACATTAAATTATCAAGTTTAAAATCCATTTTTTTTAATATGAGATTTAAATTACTAATATTATATTTTTCTAAATATTTTGAATTTATTAGGTAAGGTGTAATTAGTAATTGATGTGAAAGTTTGTCAAAGTAAATTGTTGTTTTTAGTTTTAAATTTTTGAAAACTTTATCTAAAATATTTATGTTAACAGTTTCTAAATAATTAACAATTGATTCTAAATTTGGTGCTAACATATATCCATAATAAACCAAACTCTGATAACTAAATAAATTAAAATCGTAAAAGAAAATATAGCTATAATAGATAATTAATTCCATATATTTTTCTACATTAAAAAGATTTTTGTCATTTTTAATATTAATTAATTCTTTTAAACTTGTAAAATTATAAGGATATGGTTTTAAAAAATCATTATTAATAGATTTTTCTTCATAATGTGTTATTAAATTGTAAAAATTTTCATATTTATTATCATTGTAATATAATATTTTTTTTAATTTGTTAAGTCCATAGTTTTCATAATAAATATTATTATCTAAATATTCTTCTAATTTTGTTGATATTTTTTCTGGAATTTTTTTTAATGGATTATTTTTGTTATCATTATCATGAAAATTTCTATAAGGTATTAATATTTTGTTTAGAAAATCATTGATGTTATATTTAAGTTCATTTGCAATAACTTCTACTAAATTATTATTTACCTTGAAATATCGATGTAAAATTACATAAATTTCACTATTATAATTTACTAACTTTTTGATAAATTTTTTCAAATTAATTAAATTTATTACTCTTTTTGTTTTAAAATTTATAATAAAAGATTTATTTTCAAATAACTCATAATGTATTTTTAAAATTATTTTCAAAGGGAGTTCTGTACCTATTTCTAAACTATTTGGTAATATATCATTACCGAAAAACATAATTAAAAATAATATATCATAAATTATATTAAATGAACTATTATCAGCTATTTTATTTATTTGATTATATTTTTCTAAAATTAAATTTAGACAATTACTAGCTTCGATTATATTAAATTTTTGATGGTTATATTTTACAAATGTTAAATTTAAATCCTTATTTTCAGAATAAAATTTTAATTGAAATAATAAACTAAGAAAAATAAAATCACTATCACAAGAATGAATACATATATCTTCATTATTTATTTTTTTTATACTATTAAAAATTTTAAAATCAGCTTCACCCGGTAAAGATGATGAACTAATATGTAATTTATATTCTGTAAATTCTCTCTTTAAATATTCTTCTAAATCTAAAAATAGTTTAGAGTTAGGACCTAATGCTTTATCAAATACAAATTTATAATTATTCCAATCTAAATATGAATAATATAAATCATCCTCATTAAAAATATTATTTTTAACTTTTTTAAATAATTCATTGTATTTTTCTTTTTTCTTTTGTGATTCAATATAAGTTTTTATTCTCCTCCTTCGTTGTTCTAAAATTTTAGAATATGTAGGAATACCATCAAAATAAATTAATACTTTTTTGACTAATATAGGTATATTTACAATTTCAATCTTATTTAACAAAAATGTTTTAACATATGAAAATAACACTTCATTATTTATTTTATAAATTAATTCTAAAAAAATTATATAAGATTTTTCAATGTTATTACAATTATTAAAAACTTCTAAAATATCATTTTTAAATTTTTTCCAATAAACATTATTTAAAATTTTCTCTAATTTTTCTTTATAATTTAAATTTACAGTATATTTTAGACTTAGTAATATTTTTATAATATAATTTATATCATCTTCTACTGTATTTATACTTTGATAAATAATAAAATTCATATCAAAATATATGTAACTAGCAGGTATTATACCTTTACTATTATCATTATTAATTTCTAAACAAAAATTAGAAATTGATCTGCTAAAAAAATATAATAATTTATCATATCCCATTTAATATTAATAAATTAATATAAACATTCTTTAATAGTTATTTCTAAAATAATTCATAATTTCAAATAAAACTTTACAATCAATTTCATTATATTTTATAATTTCCAACATTGTGGGTTCTAAACCTGAAATAGAATTATTATTTTTATATTGTTCATAAGCAAGTAACATCGCATTAAGACCATTACTACATATACTATTATCCCATGATGATGAAATTAAATTATTTTTATACATAGCTTTGGCAATTGATTTTAATGAAAAATTTAGTGCTCCTTTTACAACTATATTATTATTTTTAAATAATAGATACATATCATAAAAATTTTTGTTAGGCAAGTTTTTTTCTTCATGACGATTTTGTAATTTTTTATAACATATTGGTTCTGCTTGTGTCCAATGTAAAAATACAGATTCTGATTTATTAAATTTTATTAGTAAAGAATTAATACACTCCCAGAATTCTTTAATCATATCTAATTCTCCAGAAATTGTATTTGTTTTTGATAAAAATTTTTTAAATTTCCAGCCATTATCATTATATCCTATTCCTATTAAAAATATAATATCTTTGTCATTGTAACCAATTGTATTATTATTAATTTCACATTGACCCATATTTGAATTAATTGTTTCATAATCAATAAAAAATTCCATAGTATCATCTCCAAAATATTTCCATTGATCATTATCACAAAGTGAATTTGTCCAAATCATATCATTATTTTGTCTATTAATATCTAAAATATAATCTAAAGTAGTTGATGTTTTTGATGGTTTAAAGTTCAAGTTCCTTGAATTACAATTTGTATCTGTCCATGAAAAAATATTTTTTTCTAATGCAATATTTCTTTTTTTGACACCACACATCCAAACCGAAGTAATTTCATTAATACTTTTAGTTAAATCATTTTTTAATTTTCTCCAATCACCATCCTTTTCATTTTTCATATTTGGATATAATTCATGTTTAGAGGGTGTTGGAAGTAATCTCCAATTATGTCCGTTAGTTCTCATATCTTTTATCCAATTAATCGCTTTACTTACTTTTTCTATAATATGATTATCGTACCCATCAAAATCAACTTGTCCTAATTTCTCTAAAAAGTTATTTCCTGATGATGTTTGATTTTTTTTATTTAAAATCCATTTTTTACCAAGCACAAATGTTTTCCCAAAATTAATACTTTGTGTTTTTGATAAAATTTTATTATAAATATATAATTGTCCTTTGTAAGCAGGAATACTGTTACAATTAATTAAATTTACATTATTACTACTTAAATATAATGTAGAATGTTTAATTTCAACTACAATATAAAAGTAATTTGAATCTAAAACTTTAGAATATTGATTTACTTCATCCATTGATAAGTTTGTTTTAAAAATATCATTTATCCTATCAGATCTAACTAACAGGTCTGGACATCCATATAAATTATTTTCTGTATCAATCAATACCCCTTGATAAATAATTTCAATACCATTTTTCATAAATTCGATTGTTTTTAAATATTTATTATAATCTCTTGCTTGAAATGGTTCTGCTACTTGAATTAGTTGATGTTTTCTTTTTAATATATTAACGACTTCTCTTTCAAAAATATTTCCTTGATCCATAATAAATTTAGTAAAACCACTTTCACTCTTAATTTTAAAATTATTAATTTTAAAATTATTAATTTTTTTTTCATTTTGATTTATAATCAATGGAATGTCATTAATATTTCTAATTTTATAAAACGATAACCAGTCTAATAGAGGATCATCTAACATGTAATTCCTTACTTTTGTAGCAGATATCATATCATACCAATTTATTTTAATTTTTTTTTTTAAATTATCATAATCTAGTGTATCATTTTTTCTTTTCCTAGTAATAATGCTCATTTATTAATATTATAAATATATTATATTTAAATCAATTTTTTTAATTAGTTTAAATTTAAAAAAAAAAAAATATAAATTTTATATGTCTGAGAATAATTCGACAAGCATTGTATCAGAATTAATTTCTGATTCAATTGATACTGATTTAATAGATTCTTCTAGTATTTCAGAAATATCTAATCTAGCAAACAAAAATTTAAATTCATTTAAATCTAATTTATCTAATCTATTTTCAAATAAAAATTTTAAATGGGTTGTTTGTTCATTACTTTTTTTATTACTAATCTATTTTTATGTAAATAAAAAACTTAAAAAAGCAAAAACAAATACTGATGAAAATTTTGAAACAGATGAAAATAAAGAATTAAGTGAAGCTGAAAAATATAGTGTATTAATTGATAAAGAAGGAAAACCACAAATGTTAAATTCAGAAACATTAAATAATAATATTAATATTAATGATCACATAGAAAATTTAAAACGGGAATTAGAATCTAGAGATATATCTTTTAATAATGCTAATAATCAAATTGGTAATTTAAATGATAATATTCAAAATAAAAGTATGGAAATAGGAAGATTGAATAATATTATCAGTGATTTACAAAATAAAAATAATAATATGAATAATCAAATTAATGAATTAAATGAAGAAAAAGAGAGAAATATTAGATCAAATAATAATACTAATAAAAATAATGAAATAGAAAATTCAAATTCAAATTCAAATTCAAATGATTTAGTAAATCAAATCTTAGAAGATGATGATTCTGATGACTCAGAGGTTGAAGATAATAACATTAATGGACAAGATCTAACACAAGTTGAAATTAATGACATTAATAATCAATTAAAAATGTTCAATCAATAAAAATATATAAAAACTGGAGTAATATATTAGTAATGGTAAAAGATATTACAACCAATTCAACTGAATTTTTGACAGCGGCTGATTATGTTAAAAAAGTAGCACAACCACCATCTGATGAAGAACTTTTAACTCTATATGGATTATATAAACAAGCAGTTTTAGGAGATAATAATACTAATAAACCCTCAGTATTAAATTTAAAAGGTAGAAAAAAATGGGAAGCATGGGAGAGCAATAGAGGAAAATTGAGAATGAAATCAGAAATAGAATATATTAATCAAGTAAATACTATTTTAAAAAAATATGGTATAAAAAAATAATTTCTAATATTATGTAATAACGCTAAAAGTCTCAGTAAGAGAATTATAATGTTATTATGTAATAACGCTAAAAGTCTCAGTAAGAGAATTATAATGTTATTATTTTTTTTTAATTTTACATCTACTGTCAATTTTAAATGATTCTGTATTATTTTTTTTTGGCACAATACTTAAAACACATTTACCTTTTAAACCATAAATAGATTTAGTACACCCGGATTCTATTTTTCTGGTTTCACTTATACATCTTGCTCTAAAACCTTCATACCTATCTCTAATTTGCTCATAAGTTAAATTTGATTTTTTGTTAAGCATTTTATTTACTTCTTCGTGTAAATTATATACCCATTTTGAAAGAGTATCTCTATTTTTAAATGTACTTTTTTTAAATGGAACATTTTTTAAATTTTTCTTTAAATTATCTCTACAATATTTACATGGTAATACATTTCTAAGTGATGAAAAATAATTGTAATAATTTTCTTTTTCTTCTTTAGTAGGTTTAATGGGATAATTAAAACTTATTGTGTGAAGAGTATGCCACAAGGGAGGTCCCCATACACTAGTAAGCATACCATCTCCTGAATTATAATCATCTTTATTAAATATATTTGGCATTTATATTACTTAGATTTTATTTTTTCTTTTTTTCATTCTCTAAATTTTTAAAATAATTTAATAAATTAATTCTTTGTTCTTCTAAATTTGGTAAATTATAGTTTTGTGCTAACCAAGCACCAACTATTCCACCAAGTATAACCCACATCATATTAATATCGGTTAGATAATAATATTAATAATATATATATTTATAATGAGACATTTTACATGTAAAAAACCAGGAATAGGAAATGTTTTAGTAAAATTTTTAAAAACATTATGCTTGAATCCAAAATCATTAATAAATATTAATAAATCTTTACTTATATTAATTTTTAATAAAAAGAATGGAATACTTTCAAATGGAATACTTTCAAATAATAGCAATAATTTAATACCATTTGATAACAACAAACAATATTATTTATTTGATATATCTAAAAATAATTTAGACATATATAAAAAATTACTACAACATTTTAAAATAAAACCAAAAATAATAAAAAATGTAAATATTTTTATAAATGAACTTGAAGAAAAATATGATATAAATAAAATATTTTCATTACATATCAGATCTTGGAACAGTGATACTAATGTAGCAACAAATAATCAAAAAGCATATGGAAGATCTCAAAAATTTAATCTAAATGTTTATATTAAAAAGATAGATATACTTTTAGAAAATAAATATGAATATTTTTTTGTTTCAACTGACAATAATAATATAATAAATCAATTAAAAAGTATTTATGGTGACAAAGTTTTATATTATAGTAAAAATAATAGTATATCCAATATACAAAATGATTTTACAAATATGTTACTATTAGGAAAGTTTAAAACATTTATAGTAACTAAAGTCAGTACTTTTTCTCAATTTTCATATCTTTTTAGTAAAATAGATCAACACTTGATCTTTTGTTAATTATAAAATCCAAATTTTTTATTAAAATTATTATTTCTTAATACATTATGAATATCTTTTGGTAAAAATACACATGAATTAATTTTTTTACTATCTAGATTTAAATTTTTTAAATGAGTTATCCCTTGTTCATCTTCTAGCTTAAATTTATATCTTTTAATTAAAATATTTTTTATTCTAGTAGAATGTGCTAGACCAACATGAACTATACTTGTTTCTCTGTCTGTTGTAAATAATAGTAAAATAGTATACCATTCCATTAGACAGGATAATATATCATTTAATTTATGTAAAGTTGCTAGATTATTTTTAAAAACATACAAAAGATTTTCTTTTAATAATTTATTATTATTTTCCTTATAATGAGTAAATAATAATTTTAAATCATCTAATTGTTCACATACTTTATCTTTAAAAAATTTATCTAAAACTTTTTTATCTTCAACATGATTTTTATACAAAGATCCTTTTTTATTAAAAAAATTATTTAATGGTTCCAAGTAATCTTTAAATTTTTTATCAGTTAATTTTTTTTCTTTTTTTGTTTCTAAAAGTTCCCATGAAAATGGAATTAAATATGGTCTAATATCAACTACTTCTAAATTTTCTAAATTATTTAATGCTAATTTTTTTAATTCTTGAGTATGTTTAGCATCAGGCCATAAATCAGTTAATTTAGCATTACCTTTTACACTCTCTTCAAGTAATATTTGATTACTAATGTTTATATTTTTAAAAAAATCAGATACATCAATAGAGTTGTCTAAATTTGAACAATACTCAACTCCAGAATGAACATCATGCATTAATACTACCTTTTTATTTTTAATTTTATGATTTTCTTGATCATTAAATATTAAATATGACATGCCAGATAATCCAGAAATATTCATTATTATATATATTTAGATATTTAAATTAAAAGATAATTGGAGAACTATAATGGTATATTCACCAAATCTAAGTCATCAGTTTTCCAACGGAGAACTAGAATGGTATATCCACCAAATCCTAGTCATAAGTTTTCCAATTAGTCTGGTTATTATAATTTCTTTCGAGTAGTAAAAGTAGTGTTGAAAAAATCTAATTGTATTTCCAAGATTCATCAACTCTTCTCTCAACTTATTAAACTCAATCTTATTATCACATGTGACTAGTTTGTTTGCTCTAATAGATTGATATAATCTCGAATCTATTTTCCTTTCATCTTCTAATTGTTTTAATTCAAGTATTTCAAACAAACTTGAATATTTAGATAGTTGTTCCAAAGTACTCTCATCAGAATCAGGTAATTCACTATTATCTTTTATGAATGTACAGAAGAAATGTGAAATTTCAACTTGATGTCCTTCATCTGTTGGATTCTTTCTTCTATAGTTCTTTTTCAGAAAGTCAATATAATATGGAGTCTTCAAACATTTCTCATTGTATCGGAGTTTCCACATCAAGTGAAGTAAATATTTATCTGCTGTAGTCAAATGATTCCATGCTTCAGATTTAATATTACTATCAATGTCGTTATAGAATTCTAAGGCATAATCGTTTGTAATATCTTTCAGAAGAAAGTTTTGTTTAATTTGATCCCAATTATTATTTGGATTATTAATATTTGCCAAGTCAGTTGCAAATCTTGCTCCCCATGTCAATGAATCAAGACCATTAATATTAGGAATTTTACTTACGGATAATTCTTTAATCCTCTCCCCTGAATAACCTACAAATAGGTTATTACCCATTTTTGTCCAACCTCTTCTGCCAGAACGACCACTCATCTGATGGTATAACATAGAATCAAGGTTATCTACACTATTACTATTTGTAATTAGGGTTGTTGTACGAATAGGCATAGAAACACCAAATACAAGTGATATATCACTAAATATAATTGCTAGTTTTCCATTACAAGTAAGTTGTTGAACAATATTAAGATATGGATCAGGTAACCCTTTAACATATACACCAACTCCTCTCCATAGAAGGTCAATTAGGTAATGATATTCATCCCCATTCATAGGGAAAAATTTCTTAAGGGTCTTATTTGTTTCTCCTATATAATAACTTGTAAAAGGTTGATTATGATTTAATACGAATTCAGGATGAGGTTCTAGAAGAGAAACATCGATTTGTGTTTCCAATTCCTCAATATTTTCTTTTGAATCATTCATCATATGTCTTGTAAATTGCTTATCTCCTAGTTTATCTATTTTTAATTGATCTCTTTTCTTTTCCAAATGTTTTGCTTTTTTTTGTAATTTGTATCGTTCCTTTTCAAGATTAGGGTATTTTTTTGCTTCAGCTGTTTTGATTTTATTACTAAAGTCTTTAACATAATCAAGACACTTGTAAGATTCAATCTGAAAAAAGATAGATGGTGTTTTTTTTTCTTCTTTTAATTTGAAAGCAACATCAAGAAGATTATGATCTTCTTCTTCCAGACTGGAACAAGTATAGCTATCTAGAATTTTTTTTATCTTTTTTCTATTTTCAGAAGATTTGTGTTCATCTTTCATTTTAGATATCATGAATTTAATTAACATGTCATAATACACTACTGTATCGTCAAGTTGAATTCGTTCAATGTCTTTGAAATGAATATACAGATCTAAATCACCAATATCCTTAAACACTTCCTTTAGTTTTTTGGCCAAATCCCAAATATCTGGAGGTGTTACATTGATGTTTCTATTAATAATAGATTCATCATCAAAGTATTCAATAGATACCATCGATAAAGGATGAATCTTTACAATTTCACCTTCTTTGTAAAAGTATTTCTGCTGATTTATAAATCTTTTATTACATACAATCATATCAACATTACTATGACCGATTTCAAGAAACCAATCTCTCAATTCGCTAGTGTTTCCAATTGTTGCAGAAAGTGCCAAAAATGGAATATGATTATATGCTTTTGCTATCAGTTCAATATCTTCAAATCCTTCTTGACCCATCATATGAATTTCGTCAATAATTAACCAGTCGAATCGAACATCACTAATTAGAGGTAGAATACTTGCTACTTCCGCTGGAGTTCCTACGAATCCTACTGATGACTTAATTTTTTTAATTAAATCTTCAATTTCTAATTCTGAGTCAAATGTTTTTGTTACAATAGGAATATCTGATGATGTATGTTTTCCCATCATAGCAGCCATTTGCCATGCCAAAATATCAGTAGGTACAATTATTAAAAACTTACATTGTTGTTGAGTAATAAAACTTGTAATAACAGATTTACCTGAAGATGTAGGTGAAGTGATTATACTACTCGTTTTATCTATAATATTTTTAATTACTTTTATCTGAAAGTCTTCAAGTTTCGAAAAACCAGTATTATTCAGAGGAGGCATGTTAAAATGAAATGTTAAAAATTGTAGTTTGATTATATCTAATGTTTCAACAATATCATTAATTTCCTTGAACAAACTACTAAACTCAGACATCACGTTTTCTGGAATAGAAAATTCTCTCAATTTTTGATAAACATAATAAACATTGTCATAATCTTCTTTCTTAAGCTGGTATTTAGCAACTAACAAAAGTTTTCTAATTCTACCCTCATCGGTCTTAACATTTGCATTCAAGCCATGTTTTTCCAAGTTAGTCAAATCATAATTAATTTCCTTAGAAGTTTTTTCTAGGTGACTTGAAAGAATAATTTTTTCTCTTGAATTCAAAATACTTCCATTTCTACTTTTTTCAAGAACAAGTTCTTCTTTTGTTTTGTGACCTTCAATCATACCTATAATTTTTGATGGATCAAGGGAACCATGAGACAAATTACTTTTAATCAGTTGCTCATTGATAGACAAACCGTGCTTTCCCATTTTTTGAAAATGAGAATAAGCCCAGTTTCCCTTTGAATTAGTAAGCGACGGTTGTTTATTTTGTTTTTGTTGTTTAAATTTTCTCTTTTGTGGGGGTTTTTTATTAAATCTTCCATTAGAATACGGCATTAATATATGTTTTATAAAATAAAGTATTTATTTCAATTTTTTTATGCTGAAGATAATTGAGATAATTGTGAATTATTAGTTAATATGTATCTAAGAGCTCGATTAATCTGATTGTCAAAATGTTTTAATACACTTTTTATGTAGCTATCAGTGATATTATTGTTAAGATTACTTGAAGATAAAAATGCTTTTAGAGTTTCAAATTCTGAAGTGTCTTCTAATTCTTGGTTTAATTCTATTTTTTGATTTAAATCACAAGCAGTTTTAATACTAACATAATTACTTAATTCTTCAAACAAATGTGGTTTATTTGTATAAATTTTTAGTAAATTTATAAAATCTGAATCATTTAATATTTCGTGTACCTCATGATTTGATTCAATAACATATTTTGTCTCTAAAGTTTCTTCATATTCAATACTATTATTCAAATTTTTATTCTCTTTTTCTGATTCTGTAATATATATTTTTATATTTTCGAATACTAAATTTATAAAAGTTTCTTTATCATCATCATTATTACAAAAAATATAAAATTTATCAGAACTATCAATGTTTATAATTTTATCAGTTTTTAAATTACTTTCTTTATTAATATTATCTCCTGAATGAATTATCTTTAAATTTTTTAAAATATTAATATTAACTTGTTTTTTCATCAAGTCTAAATATATTTTTTTTAATGTTACTGGATTTTCTATTTCAAGAGAATAAAAATATTTTTCATCAGAACTAAAATTTTTACCTTGGTAATTGTATATTAAGATTAACTTTAATTTGGTTACCATTACTAACTTATAATATAGATATATTTAATATCAATTTTTTAAATTAATTCTTATTACTTGATTGGTCTATATATAAAAAAAATATGTCAATTAAATCATAATGAATGGTTTAGAAAATATTGGAAATACTTGTTATTTAAATTCAGCATTACAATTATTTTTAAATTGTGATAATACTATAAATAGAGTAATAAATATAAATTCAAATGATAATAATTATAATTTGATAAAGGATTTTATTATTCAATATAAAAATAATCATAATACTGTTTTGAATCCAAAATTGATTAAAAAAATAATTGGAAAAATAAATAAAGAATTTTATGGTTTTAATCAAAATGACAGTAGTGAATTTTTAATTATCTTATTAAATTATTTAAATAATGTAACAAATGATACTCTTTATAATAATTTTGGTTTTGATACAAATATTAATATTAAATGTAAATTAAAACAATGTTTGAATATTAGTGAACATATAGAAAAAGAACTCCTTTTATTTTTAGATGTAAGTGATGATCTAGATACTAGTTACCGGAAATATAAAAATATCGAAAAATTGGATCAAGATAATATGTATTCCTGTGATAAATGTAATAGAAAAACAATTGCCAGAAAAAAAATAGAAATTAAAAAATGGAAAAATGATGTTGTTATTGTTTTTAAAAGATTTAATTCAAACTTTAAAAAAATTAATAGAAATATAGATATTCCATTAAAATGGAGACATAATTTAAATTTAAAAGGATTTATTGTCCATATGGGGTCGTTTAATTCAGGGCATTATGTTTATATTGGAAAAAAAAATAATAATTGGTATTTATTTAATGATTCTTCTGTATCTTTGATTAATGATGAAAATGTATTTAAAAATTATTTAAATCAATCATATATCTTACATTACGAAATAAAATATTAAACAAATAAAATTTATTTAATTATAGATGAAAGAATACTTTATCCTAAGTAATAAATTTTATTTTTAATCTTAATATATTATATGAATATTGAAAAATTTATAAATTATGATAAGTTTAATTTAACAAATGTTGTAGATAAAATTTACATCATCAATATGGATAAAGATATAAAACGTATGAAAAAATTAAATAAAAAAATGAAAAATATTGGTTTAAATTATACTAGAATTACAGGTGTAGTAGGTAGTGACATTTATAAAAATTATAATACAAAATTAAATCCAGGGCAATTGGGATGTTTACTATCTCATCAAAATGTATTAAAAGACGCAATAAAAAATAATTATAATAATATTTTAGTATTAGAAGATGATGTTATTTTTCATAAAGATTTTCATAATATATTTAAAAAATACTATAAATATTTAATAGATAGAGAAAAAAATTTTGATTTATTATATTTAGGAGCATCTCAAAAACATGATTGGAAAAATATTAAAATAAATAAACATTATTATAAAACTAAAAAATTAGATGGATTTTTTGCAATTATAATTAATAAAAGTTTATTTAATTTAATATTTGAAAGAGCAAATACGTTAGAGAAACCGATAGACAGAATTTTGTCTCATTATTTCCAAGAACAAAAAAAAAGTTTTTGTTTTCATCCAAATATTATTACTGTAAAAATAAATCAATTTTCTAATACCGAAAATAGCAAATTTAATCATCTTAAAGAAAGAAATTTTTATTCAAAAAATAAAATAATAATAAAAGATTTTTTAGTTTAATTACTTTCTTATTCATGAAAAAATCTTTTTTTAATTCGGATTTTTATATATTTAATACTAACTTTTAACCTATAATATATCTAAACGATATTAATTAAAAAAAATCTATTTTATTATAGATGAAAGAATACTATATTCTAAGTAATAAAAAAAAAATTAATATTATTGAAGATGATACAATTATAGATTTTAAATGTATCCTAATTAATATTCATGGTTTAGGATCTCATTTTCAACCTGTTTACGACTGTCCTAATGAATTAAATAGAAGAATTGAAAATTTTAAGCTTGCTAAAATAAAAACATTTGCTATTGAACTTACCGGTCATGGAAAAAGTGATATGATTAAAGGATATTTTGGTGATTTTGATAATTTAATTATTGATGTTAAAAATTTAATTGATGTTATATCCTATAAACATAAAAAAAAACCAATATATTTAATAGGAGAATCTATGGGAGGTGCAGTAGCAATTAAGTTTTCTTTACTTTATAAACATTTAATTTCAGGTGTAATATTACTAGCACCTTTATGTGGTATCCCTAAAGAAAATATACCAGGTAATACAACTAAAAGAATTTTATATTTTTTATCTGAATATTTTCCTCATGCTAAATTATTAGGTAGAAAAAGTGTTAGAGGATGTTTAAATAAAAAATATAATTTAGAAAGAGATAAAAGTATACATTCTTATCAAGATAAAGTTATGTTAAAAACTGGAAAAGAATGTGTACAATTTTGTGAATGGCTAAAAAATCATAGAAAAGATTTTGATCTACCTATTTTAATTTTTCATGCCGAAAATGATAATATTACATCTTTTGATTCAACTTTAGAATTTTTTAATAATATAATTTCTAAAGATAAAAAACTTATAAATATATCAGAAGGTCATCATTCTATCTTAGTTCCAATTAAGGACGATGATGTTTTTCCTACTGGTATATTATTATCTATTACAAATTGGATTAATTATAGAACTTGACTATTATACTTACCATAACAAATAAAGTTAAAAAAATTATTTCATTTTCAAATAGTTTATTTCTAATTAATGAAATTCTAGAAAATCTTCTTCTATATTTTCTATGAATATTACTACTACTTATTGCAAAATTTTCATTTAATTTTTTTATATTTCCAAAAGAAGAAACATGTTTTGGTTTTTTGTCATAATTTTTAATAAATAAAACATTAAAAAATATATCTTCTCCATTCCATACTGGTTTTCCTTTTATTGCTATATTATTCATAATAGATTTTTCTTTTACAAAATCTTTACAAATCTTTTTATTGCTCATCATTACTTGAGTTAAAACAATTTTTTTATCAGTAGGTAAAATTCTAAAATTTTGATATCCTAATAACATTGATAAATATCTTTGATCCATTCCTAAAATAGAATGAGTGTCTTTTTTAAATTCATCATATAATTTATTAACATATTTTTCACTTGGTAACTTATCATCATCAATAAATAAAACACAATCATTTTTAGCAAATGTTGCCCTATAAAATCTTAAAGCTACACCCCATTCAGGATTTAGATCACTATCATAAAAATGTTTAACATTTTTAAATTTTGGGGTAGAAAAATATGTATCTTTATTTCCATGGGAAATTATAATTTCATTAATTAATTTATAATCACAAATTTTTGGTAATATTTTATTAATAATATTTTTTGATCTTTTCCAATTTAATATTACTGTTGTTATCATTATAAATTATATTAGATTTTATTTAATATATAAATGTATTAGTGAAAGCTTCTGTTGTTGTTGTAGTTGCTCCTGCTGTGGTTACTGGTGCTCCTGTGGTGGTTACTGGTGATCCTGTTGTGGTTACTGGTGCTCCTGTTGTGGTTACTGGTGCTCCTGTGGTGGTTACTGGTGCTCCTGTTGTGGTTACTGGTGCTCCTGTGGTGGTTACTGGTGATCCTGTTGTGGTTACTGGTGCTCCTGTTGTGGTTACTGGTGCTCCTGTTGTGGTTACTGGTGCTCCTGTTGTGGTTACTGATGATCCTGTTGTGGTTACTGGTGCTCCTGTTGTGGTTACTGGTGATCCTGTTGTGGTTACTGGTGATGTGGTTGTGGGTTCTTGTGTGTCTGATTGTACATAACCTTCCTCATCGTCTTTAGATTTCTTAAAACCAAGTGTTCTACCAATATTTTCAGCAGCAAAATAAATGTATTTTTTAGATATATCTATTAACTTCGCATCTGCTTTTAATTTAACTTTTTTAATCATATTTTCTTTATAGCCTTTAAAAATTTTTGGAAACAATAAATCAATAACAATAAGTAAAATAAATAAAAATACTAGTATTGAAATTACTTTTTTAGCAATATAGAAAGCGACTAAAAATAAGGCAAATAATATTCCGTATTTAATAAGATTTTCGGATTTCATATACAATATTGTAGAAAAAATAAAATATTTTTTTTTGTAAGTTTATTATATGGATTATAAAAGTAAATATTTAAAATATAAATTTAAATATAATAATTTAAAAGAAACCTTAAATAATAAAAATATACAATCTGGAGGAAATGAAAATACTGATAAAAAAGAATTAATTTTATTTAAAACCGAATGGTGTGGACATTGTAAAAATTTTAAACCAGTATGGAACAATATAAAAACAATGTATGAAAATAAATATACATTTACTGAATATGATGGAGATAATGATAAAAAAGAAGTACAAAATTATAAAGTCAAAGGATTTCCAACTTTATATATTAGATCAGAGGATATTATTGATGAATATTTAGGTCCAAGAGATATAAATAGTTTATCTATTTTTTTAGAAAATCATAATTAATTGCCATAAACCTCAATAAAGTCTAGATCAATTATATCAAGAATATGATTTAAATTTTCTATTTCAATTATATTCTTGTTTTTAAACTCTTGTTTTTCTTTATTTGATGAAATATTACTAATATTTGATGAAATCTCTTTTATTTTTTTCTTTTTTTTCACATTACAATCCTTATATATTTTTCTTTTATCATTTAAAACCCATTTTTTATTTTTATTATTTTTTTTAAAAACTGGAATATGTTCTTTTTTAGATATATCAATTAAGTAATTAATCTTATCATCAGATAAATTAATTTCTTCTAGGTCTAAATCTTTAAAATTTATACTGATAATCTCTGGAGATTTTTTCATTATTAAATATAATTATATATAATATTATTTACATTATTTAGGCGAAATTAATTTTTAATAAATAATTAAAATTATCTATCGTATTTATATTAAATGTCTGAATTAAATTATTATAGTAAATATTTAAAATATAAAAATAAATATATAAATTTAAAAAACCAAACTGGTGGTGCTAATAATCCTGATTTATCTCTTGGTATAGAAGGCAGGGCAGAAAATCAAGGACTTCAAGATAAAGTAAGAGTTAATATGATTTTAGATTCTCGTAATGGAAAAAGGTTTGATCAAATAGATACAACAATATACGAGCCTATATTAAATAATTTAATGAAAAAACTACCCAATCCAGTGGAAGGTAGACCAGGAAATGAAGAAATAAATTTTGACTTTTTAAATTTATTATCCGCTTTTCCATTAGGACCATATAAAGATGTTAGTATTTTTGATATTGTAACAGATGCATCGGATGTTGGTTTTAAATTTAAAAACGACTTAAGATATGAAATTGATAAACTATTAGCAGGAAGAGCTTCTGGAGAATCAAAAACTGGTGGTGGTGATTTTATATTTAGATTAACAAGAAAAACTCTAGATAGAGATAAAAGAACTGAAGTTGATAAAGATGGATATCCTAAACATTTAGTATTAAAACTTTTTGATTTAACTGGTTCAGATTACAAAAATTACTCTCCATTAAATATAAATGAAGTATATGAAGGAGCTGTTGGGGGTATACCAGGTTATGATGAAAGATATAAAGCTTACGATATAGATACATTTAATACAATTAGTTTAGATGAACATTATAATCAATATTTTATAGAGGAAACAAGAAGAACAAAAATATATTTATCATGTGGATTAGATAATTATCAAAACGAGATAGCTCAAAATTTAATAATTAAAAATATTTTAAATGGTACAAACCATAATGATAATTTAATTAAATATTATAATTTTTTCTATAATCAAATTAATTTTGGATTATTTAATGGAGGTAAAAGATCTTATGGATGTATATTAATGGAAGAAATTGAAACTACATTATATCATCTTTTAATTCATGATATAGAATTAGTAAATAATGATGGATTTAAAAGAGAATTTCAATTATACTTGAATGCGCTTGGATACTTAAAAACAAATACATTTCGTTTTAATCATACAGATTTAAAATCACAAAATGTTTTCATGCGAAAAGATGGTAAATTGTTAATAGCAGATTTAGATAAATCTTCTATTACATATAATAAAATTAGATTCTTTAATAATCAATGGTTGAGTAAATCAATTGATTATGCAACACTAAGTGCTAAATTTCAATTACTTGATAATAGTGATCCAAATTTATTAAAGATAAATGAAAGTAGCGTAAGAAAGATATCTGGAATAGAATTAGAAGAAATGATTTTTAGGTATAATCAATATCCAATGATACCTTTTTTTGATTTTTTATCTTTATTTTGTGAGATAAAAATATTAACAATTTCTGGAGGTGATGATTTTCTAAAAACATTTTCAGAAGAAATTTTTGATAGATTTATTGATAGTGATCAAAAATTAATGGAATTAACCAAAAATGTTAAAAGAAGTGTAAATAGAATTGATCATTCAAACTTTGGTGATATTATTTTCAATACTTTAATAATGAACGGTGTAAGTATTCCAAAAAAAACAAAAATTATAATTAATGATGATAATTCAGTAATTCAACATTTAACTCAAAATGTAAAATTACTTACAGAAACTTGGTTACCCACGGGGTCTAGAACAAAATTAGCATTAACACCACAACTAACGATAACAGATCAAACAAATACAAATTTTAGAGTTGGATTTTATAGTACTGAGTGGACATGTACAACATCTGAAATTGAAGATAGTATGTATACTATTTTATATACAGGAAATTATGATAAAGAAAAATATAAAGATAAAACAATAGTAAAAGTAAATAGATTTGGAAAAAGAGGTATTCCGCCTTTAATTGCAGCTACATATTTATTTGAATTTATGGAATTACCTTAATGAGATTAAAATACTTGCTACTATACCTAATACAAGACCAAAATGATATTTGAATTGCATCATTCGATAAATATTTAACCAAAGTTGTCTTTTAAGAGGATGATCTAATTCTGTAATTATATAAAAACTTTTTGGATGTAAAATATAAAACAAATAATTAAATAATGTTGTAAAACCTGCACTAAAACAAATTCTATCAAAGTTTTTTGGTAAATAAGTTACAACTGAAAGAGATATAAGTAAACCAATTAGATATCCTTTAAAAAATATATTTCTTCTTTCATTTATTATATTTTCATATTTATATTTTTGTGTTGAATTTAACGATTGATAAAATTTTTGTTTTAAATTATTTTTATCAACATTAAACATTGTGAAAATCATTCCAAATGTTAAAACTATTCCTAAAATACAGTATGAATTCATATTATATAATATTTTAGAAATAATTTTACTTAATTTTTATATTTTTTTAATAAAATATACATATATAGAAGTATTTTTGTTTTATTAATAATGAATTTATATGAAACCCTTGAAATAAAAGAAAATGCTACAAATAATGAAATTAAAAAAGCATATTTTAAATTAGCAAAAATATATCACCCTGATAAAAAATATGACCAATTAGACAGGTTCCAACAAATAAATTATGCTTATAATATTTTAATTAATGAAGAAACAAGAAAAAAGTATAATTCAATGAATGTTAAAACTAGAAGTAAATTTTATGATTTTTTATTAAACTTAATTAGTAATAATATAACTAAAGATTTTATGAGAAAATACGGTATTACCATTTTTAATGACTTTAATAATATAAATGAATTAAATTCTTATCTAGAAAAATACACTTTTAATGATCTTTTGATTTTATTTATTAAGAATAAGATATCAGATCCTGTATATGAAGACAATACTAATTGTTCAGACAGTGATATAAATGCTTATTCAGAATTTGATGCTGAATATTATCAAGAATTACCTATATATTACCAAAAATTTAATAAAAATAATATTAACATTGATCTTGATATTAACTTGGATGATCTTAAAAAAAATAGAATCCGTATTTTAAAAATAAAAAAAATGATAAATAATAAAGAATTAGTTACAACATATAACTTTAATATTAAAAATAAATATGTTATTTTTAATCAAGGAGGAGATAATATTGATGATGATGTTGGTCATTTAATTATAAAATTAAACTTGCCTGAAAATTTTATTTGGGACAAATGTATTTATTTTAATAAAGAAATATCATTATACGATTACTTGTATGGAATAAATTTAAATTTAAATTTAGACCAAAATTATAAAATAAGTTGGTTACCTATAAGAGATGGAAAAATTATTAATATTGATTATAAAATTGGAATTTATGATTTTAAAATTATATTAAATACAAAGTTTGAATATAATAAAGAAAATTATTTATTGATTAAATCAAAATTCAAATAAATTAATTATATTAGCATTATGCATTAGCATTAGCTGATTCTTCATTGTAGAATTTAGCTAGGAATGTTTGAAAGTCCTTGAATTCAATTACATGTCCTTTCTTTACACCAAGAGCTTTGGCATCTTTACCACCAGTGATAGTTACCGTCTTACCATCACGGAATCCCTTTTCCTTAAATTTAGCATTAAGAATTTTAGATACAGCTGGTCGTGGTAGTTCTTCTTCCTCGATTTCTAGGTAACTACAAAGTTTCTTTGGTACTGGAACTGGTTTGTTAAAACCACCAGTTGAATTTCCAGAGGATCTCTTCTTTTTCCTAGCACTCTTCATTTCAGTACCGTGCATCTTAGCAAACTTTCCACTATCTGTTTTTAGTTTCTTAAGATTCTTGCGGAGTCTAACTTGGAGTTCTTTCTTATTCTTTTCGTAATCTTTTTCTAGTTCTGATAGTTCATTAAAAATTTCAGAGGTTTCTAGTAGTAAACTTTCATTATTTTCCAGTGTATCTTCAAATGACATTTTTGATGATTTAGAAGCTGGAGGACTACTGACCTCATCATGGGTTTCACTTGATACTACTTTATCTTCGTTGTGAGTTTGTTCATAATCTGATTCTGATTCTGTGGATGACATTATAAAGGATATGATGGCCAATTACTATATTTATCAATTTTTTTGATTCTCCAATATTTTTTTGAGTTGTAAATATTTATTCTTATATTTCAAGTATTTTTCCATCATAACATCCATTGTTTCAGTCCTTTCCACAGGTGAAAAATTAACGTCAATAAACTGTTTTAAAGAATCATAATCAGCAGCTCGTAAACCAATATTTAAATAATAACTTTGTCTAAAATTGGAAATAGATACTGAACAATTGTGAAATGATCTTTGTTGATCTGGAGCTTCTGGTGGAGCAGCAGGTTCTGATGGTGGATTAGCTATTACTGTTAATGTAACCCCTCTTCCAAGTCCTAGTCCTCCACTAAGAAACTGTCCATTTTTACCAATAAATCTGGTGTGTTGATCTATATGTGATAGCATACCCATACCAAATGGAATAGTAAGATTATTGACTTGAATGGTAAATCCTAGTTCTTCAGAAAGTTCTCTGTTAATTGTTGCTAAAATTGCCGTTAAATTATCAGCATTTTCAGGGGGAATGTTTATGGCTCTTCCTCCTGGATACCCTCTTAATTTGTTACCAGCATCTGTTCTTCTTCCATAACTAGATATTTTTAAACTCTCATGTTGTGAAGGATGATAATCTCTTTGTGGGATCTTGTAAATTCTTAAATATCTTTTTTTACCATGGGGCCAATAATTAGGTTCATCTATGTCTAAACTCCAAATATTATCTTGTAAAAAACTATGATCCAAAGTTCTTGCTAATTGATTTACCACAGCATCTGGTAATTGATCAATATTTACATCATAAAGATTAATTCCTTCTGTACGAGATTGTAAATATTCTCCTAAATTTTTTCTAGGTAATAAATCACTTGTAACACCATCATATTGATGTAACATTGAAATATAATTTTTAACATAATTCTTATCGTCTACTTGTTTAAGAATAGCAGGATTATTTTCATGATTAGGGTGATTTTGTCTAGCCCCGCCACCTATACTAATATTTTCTTTTTTACTCATATATATATATATATATATATTAACTAAGATTATTAATCAAAATTTACTATAATATTTCTTTTGGAAGAAGTAGGTTTAGGTTCAACGGTATTATTTTTATTTTTTTCTACTTTATTTTTAAAATTTTTTGTTGATTTAGAAAGACTATGTTGTATTTCATTTAAATTAGTTAAACAATAATCATAAATATTTCTTTGAAAAAACCATTTATAAAAATTTAATTGAGCGATTGTTGTAATAATATAACTATCTTTATAAAAAAATGGTATCCTTACTCCTCTACCAAATGGATCAAAGTATTTTTTTTTATGAGCTTTAAGTTGATCTTTATAAGATGAATGAACATTAAATGTTTTATTTTGACATTCAATTAGAACTCTAGTTTTTTTAGAATAATTTGTAACAAAATATTCAATTGTTCTTCTAGAAATATTACTATTACCGTCAATAATATTTTTTAATCTACTAAAATAATTTGTTTTATCATAAAAATCTTCTAATGATTTTAAAAGTGTTATTTCATGTTTTGTTAGATCTAGTTCACTAAGAATACTTTTATTATTTATAAAATTATCTGAACTCATTAACAATAATTATTAAAATTTCTTTATATAGCTAACTACTAGTAGATGAATGGTTATCTTCTTTATTAATTTTTTTTTCATCTTCAGATGATGCTGATATATTTTGTTTAATAAATATATCTGTAGAATTATCTATATAATCTTCTATTTCATCATCGCTTTTATTAAAATTATATTCTATTTTTTTAATTGAATTAAAGTTAATAACAATAGGTCTTATAAATAATCCAAAACCATTTTTATTAACCCATATCGCATAAATTTCAATAATAGATTTTACCCAAGATTTACCTTCAGGTATATTATCAATATTAATATTACTATTATTATTTAATCGTAATATTGTATTAAAATCATTTGTATTAATAATTTTTAATCTTAAAATACCATCTGGATATTTTTCATCTTTACTATTTCTAATAATTTTTTGAAATTGAATTTTATTTTTAAATTCAAATTTATTAAACCATTTTTTTGAATAAATTTTTGAATCAGATATAATTTTTTTTTCTAACTCATCAAGTTTTTTTACTAACTGTTCTATCCTATCTTTTGATTTACTAACCAATGGAATGTCTAGTTCATAAACATCATTATTTTTTTTTGGTCTATTAATATTTAGTAAAGTCGGTGCTTGAAAAACTAAATTATTATGAGTATCATTACTATATTTTAAATAAATTATAGTTTTAGTATCATTCGATTTAACTTTATCATAATGAACATTATTAAAATCAAGTTCGCTTAATTTTAATGGTTGTAAAGAATTCATATAAATTAATTTGTATTTATTCTTTAATATCAAATTTTAATTTTAAAGATAAAAATAAACTTTTTATTCAAATTCATATAAATAAGTTTGTATTGTTTGGGTATAATATTTGGTATCCTTTTCAGACTCCATTAATAATAAAAAAAAATAATTTAATATTAAATCAATTTTTAATATTTATATAATAGAATTAAAATAATTAATTAGCTGTTGCTTTCTTTTTTGGTTGTTTCTTCGGTACAGGTTGTTCATCTGATTCAGATTCATCTGATGACTCTTCTGAATCTGATTCATCGGAAGATTCATTAGCAGCAGAACCATCTTCAGTTGCTGCCTGTTGAACGGTCGTTCCTCCAGGTGTATCTTCTTCCTCTTCATCTGAATCAATAAAGGCATCAGCTGTATAGAATTGTGTTAGACCTTGTGATGATCCTTCAGGTGGACTTGTTACAACCTTAACAACCTTAAAGATGATACCATATCCAAGAGTACTACCCATTGGCTTGGTATGTGCCCACATCTTAGCAGGATTAATGATGTAACGATTTTCTGATTGATATCGAACAAGATCAGAAAACTCAGTTACAGTGGATAGCTGTTGTTCTTCCCGCTTACCTTGACTGTTCGTCACAAAAACTTGTGTTTGAACTTCTCCATCAGGATACGAAGTCATAAACTTGAGCTTCATTCGTGGTGGTCGATCTTCGCCTGTCTTTTCATCTGGTTCTGGATGCTTGACGATTGGAAAATGATGATATTTACTTGCTTTCTTGCCAAAAAGTCTCTTCTTCATATCATCAGAACCGTATACACTATCAATCGCACATAGCTTATCATATAGCATCTTAGATTCAGTATTCTGAAGATCAAATGGTACATTAATAAATTGACGATCACTATCAGATGCAATACCGTTTTCTGCATTAATACGAGGAACTCCACCTGAGAATAGCCTCATCTTTGGAGTTTGTAGGAATAGTCGAACATCATCACCGCTGGCATTCCTGTATCGAGGATATCCAATACGTTGACCCTTTGATCGTTCATTCTCACCTAGTTGATTTTCTTCATTATCCGGAGACACAATTGAAAAGTTTTGTGGGATAAAATCAGTATATTTAGTTGTTAGTTGCTTTGCTGTTGACATTATAATAAGAATTCTCCTCCAAATTATTCATAATTCAACTTTTTTAATTATCTCCTTTTTTTGTATTTAAAGGTACTTTTTAATTATAATATAATGGCAACAAATGACAATAATTTTTCTGATTTAGATCTAGATGATGGAGTATTAAAAGGACTCTATCTTAATGGATTTAAGAACCCTTCTAAGATTCAAAAAGAAGGAATAAAATCAATAATCACCAAAAAGGATTGTATCCTTCAATCCCAATCTGGTACAGGAAAGACAGCAACTTATCTCCTTGGAATATATAAAAATTTAAAAGATGATCCGCACTCTAAAGCAATCGTAATTTTACCAACTAGAGAATTAGCTAATCAGGTTTTAGATGTAGCAACCACAATTTTTAAATATACTAATATAACATTAAGTAGCTGTATTGGAGGAAGTAAATATAATAACTTAAATAGCAATCTTTTAATTTGTACTTTAGGTAGATTACTTCATATGATAGATTTAAATAAAATTAATTTGAAGAAAATAAAAATAGTAGCAATAGATGAAGCTGATAATTTACTAGAAGATAAAACACAAATTAATAGTAATGTAATTAAATTATTTTCTAAATTTAATGATAATATTCAAGTAATCCTAATATCAGCAACTATAAATAAAATAATTTATTCATTTAGTAATAAATATATGGATGATCCTATTAAAGTTTTAGTTAAAAATGATAATATTGTAGTAGATTTAATTAGACAATTTTATGTTAATACTGAATTAGAAGAATATAAATTTGATGTGTTAATAGATTTGTATAGTATTATTTCAACAAATCAAGCTATAATTTTTTGTAATACGATTAGAAAAGTTAAATACTTGGATGAAAACTTAAAAAAAAATAATTTTACAATTACAAGTATTCATGGTCAAATGACTCAAGAAGAAAGAAATGAAATTGTAAAAGAATTTAGAGATGGTGAAACTAGAATTTTATTAACGACTGATTTATTAGCAAGAGGAATTGATATTCCACATGTTAATCTCGTAATTAATTATGATTTACCAAATGATAAAGAAACATATATTCATAGGATAGGAAGATGTGGAAGATTTGGTAAGAAAGGAGTTGCGATAACATTAGTTAAAATGCAAGATCCAAGTGATACTAAACAGTTTAATAAATTAAAAAATCATTATGATTTAAATATAAATGAATTGCCTGAGGATGTCGATAAATATATATAAATATATATATATAACTATTTTATTTATTTTGGCATAAAAAAGTCCATGTCTGTAAGATCATTATTAATGATATCATCAAACAATGGATCTTTAATAATATTTATGTAATTAGTTCTTCCTTTAGATTCATTTTCAATATATTCAGTATTTTTAATTTTATCCAAATCAACGGAAATATTAAAACTACTTGTTCCTCCATTAATTGTTCTTCCAACAATAACTCGTGAAGATACACTTTGTAAACTATCTACTTCATTGAATAATGCCGCATTAACAAAATGTTCCATTGTTTTTTCAAATGAAGCTCTAGACATAGGATCTGAATCAATTTTATTTAATCCGTGTCTATCAATACTAATAATAAATCCATTAAATGTCATTGTATCTACAAGCAATGAGATGTGTGTATGATTAACATCACTACCACCCGCATTATATGTTATTAGTAATTGATTAATTAAAATCTGTCTAGCTGCTTCTATTCCATATTTACTATAAACAGTATGAGTATCATTATATTTTGTTCTAGAATGATCTATACCTTTTACAAATTTAAGATCAGAAACATTTATTCCATTAGTAATAACTGTATATTCTTTATCAACAATAAGACTACCATCGTCACCAGTTTCTACTTGTCTTTCATGAATAATATCAATATCATTTACATTATCTAATCCTTTAAGAGTAATATTATTTAGAATAAAGTTAAGGAATTTTGTTAAAAGAGAAAAACTATATTCAGTCATGTTAAATTTAATATGAATTATATCTTCATTATTATCTAAAATAGCTAAATTTAGTACTTTCCCGATAATATCTTTTTCTGATTTTTTCAATAATTTAATGTTACCCAAATTCTTATACCAATATGTAATGAATTTAGTTTTAATATCTAGCAATGTAGTTTCTTTGTCCATTAGTGCTTCAAGATTAATCTTAAAACGAAACAAGATTGGTAAGTTTTCTAGTTGTTCTTTTTTACTAGAAATATAAAATGGGTTTTTTGTATTATCATCTTTTATCATTTTAGATAAGTGATCATTACCATTGTAATCAAAGTAAATTTCAGCACTATCTAGTAATTCTTTTATAGTTAAATGTTTCAAGTATGATGAAATAATACTAACATCATTTTTATTTTTATTATATTTTGAATCAAAATATATATTCATTTGAGGTGTTTTAATATTTTTACTATAATGCAAGATTTCTTTGATCCTTGATACACCCATATTAGCAGTTCCTTTTGAGGCAACACCCGCAAAATGCTTTGTATTAAGAGTCATTTGTGATGTTGGTTCACCTACAGATTGTGCTGCTATAATTCCTACCATTTCACCAGGTTCAACAATTGCTTTTAATAAAGAGTTATTTATTTCTTCTAAGAGTTTATCAAAAGTTGATTTATCCAAGTTATTTTCAAATATACATTTCTTTGGATTTAAGTATTCATATAAAGCTATTTTTAATAAATATTTAATTTGTTTATCATCTTTCTTTAATAGTTTTGAATCTTCTTTCAGACAAACAATTAGTCTATTATCATAATTATTAATAATATTTTCTATTTTTTCTAAAATATAGTCAGGGGATAAATCTATTTTACTTGATGTATTAATAGAATATTCTTGTAATAATCTTTGTAAGTTAATTGGTAGTTTAAAATTATCTGTTATAACTTTATAGTTAAGTGTTGATCTAAAATATATTTTTCTTAAATCATTTCTATATTTAATAGCCTTTTTGATAATATTTTTATTGAATGTATTAACATCAAAGTTCTTAAATGCTGATTTTAATTTTTTTGTTTCATCTTTATTAAATGTATATTCATTAACAATTGATTTATCATTCAAATTAATAAGATTAATTTTAAGTTCTGTTTGAGTAGTTTGGTTAATTCCATTTTCTCCATATGTATATTGCATAATAATATTATTCGAAGTTCTTACTGTACCATCGTATAAAACTTTAGCATCTTCTAATGCCTTGATTAGTTTTCTTTGGATATATCCAGTATCTGCTGTTTTAATAGCAGTATCAATTAAACCTTCACGACCACCCATATGATGGAAAAAGAATTCATGTCCTTTTAATCCATCAATAAAATTAGAAGCTACAAAACCTCTAGCAGCAGGTGTATCATCATTTTGATGAAAGTAAGGAATTGTTCTATTAAGAACTTTCTTTTTAATTCTCGTACCACCGACAGCAACTTGTCCTAAACATCCAGAAATTTGTGCAACATTAATAGGAGAACCCTTAGATCCAGATTTTATAAAGATAGAAAAGTTGTTATCAGCAGGAACAGAATCTAGAATAATTCTTCCAGTATCAGAACTGATAGAATTAAGTTCAGCTTTCATTAGTTCTTCTGTTAATTCAGCTGATAATTTGTTATCATCATTTTCTACTTGAGTTAATTGATAATGTGATGATAGAACTTTATTTCTAATTAATTCTTTAATAATATCATCAGTTTCTTTTGATACAATAGTATCTTTAAAACCAATTGTCATTCCCTTAAGAAGTAAATATTCTAGAATTAAATGCTGACTGTTATCAATAAAGTCACTTGTTTCTGTGGGTCCATATTTATCCCAAACATAATGAATAATAGAATTTTTCTTAGTCGATAACTGTGACTTTTCTAATGTACCTTTAACAAGATTACCATTTTTAATTTGAAAAAAGATATTATCTCCTTTCTTTTTAATCGTATTAATCTTATCAGGAATAATATATGAAAATAGTTCTTGTCCTGTAATACTTTTTCCTTTAACAAGTTTATCTAAATTTTTAGCATTTGTAGTACATAAAATTTTAACAGCATCATTATAACTAATAGTATTCTGAAAGTTAGTAAGTAGATATGCCCCTACAAGTGTGTCTTGAACACAACCAATAATTGGATTTGAATCTTTTGATCCAATAATCTGTAACTTAACATTAGCAATTCTTTGTAATTCATTTTTAGCTTGAATACTTTGTCCAAGGTGAATATTCATTTCATCACCATCGAAATCAGCATTATATGGTTTTGTAACACATACATTCATTCTCAAGGTATTACAATCATCTCTTTTTAATACATGAATTCTATGACCCATCATAGATGGTTTATGTAAAGTAGGTTGTCGATTAAATAATACATAATCATCATTGACAATATGTCTTTCAACTGTATCACCAAATGATAATTTAATATTCTTTTTTCTATACTTAAGATCAATTCTTTGTATAATTTTTTTATTGTTAATTACATTTTTCTTAAAAACAAAATTAGCACCTGGATAAATATCTCTTCCATTTAGAACTAATTTTGTAAGTTTTTCAATATTTTGCGGTGTAACTTCTTCTGGAATAGTAAGATCCATCGCAATTTTAAGAGGAACACCTACTTGATCAATACTAATATTTGGATCACTTGTAATAACAGAACGAGCTGAAAAATCTACCCGTTTTCCCATTAGATTACCTCTAACACGACCATGTTTTCCTTTTATTCTATCTGAAATTGATTTAGTTGGTTTATTACCTGTCTTAAATTCTGACTTTGGTAAAGATGTCGATTCATTATCAAAGTATGTAGCCATATGATATTGAAGTAAAGTATGTGTATCAAAATTATTTGATAAATTAGAATCCTTATTAAGTTGATTTCTTACGCGGTTATTACTTACAATAATATCAGAAATTTTCAAAGTAATAGAATCTTCCATTGTAGCAGATGACATAAAATCAATTTTAGCAGTAGGACGAATACTTACAGGTGGAATAGGAAATCTTGTTATAATCATATCTTCTGGTCTACTTTCATTTGGTTTAAAACCTAAAATATAACAATCAGTGTCTGAAATATTTCTAAGAATATTATGACAATCTCTTGGTAGTAATGATTCCTTTAATACTTTCTTTTGCTCTGTAGATTCACCTGTTGATTGATTTACTACAACATTTCCTATTTCTTTTTCTAAGAGGATACGAATGGAAGCTGATTGTTCTTTAACTTCTTTTTTAATCTTAGGAACAGGTGTACCACAATGATAACAGTAACTAATGTTCTTACACATTTCTTTAATTTCCTTAAATCTATTTTTAGAATTTAATGATTTTAATTTATCAATATTGATTGGGGTTCTCTCAATTAGAATATTTGAACATTTTAGACAGATACATTTTAGCACAGAAGTTAGGTGTGTAATAAATCCAAAATGGAAAACCGGTTCTGCTAAGTCAGTATGACCAAAATGTCCAGGACACTCTAAAGAATTTAAACCACAAGTAACACACTTTAAATATATGTCACATGTACCAAGTCTTAAATCCACTAACCCACCCTTTTTGGGCTCATAGTTATCATAAGAGTCTGATAAATTTATACCAAATGGATCATCCTTAACAGCTGAGTAACATTTCACTTCTTTATTTCCAAAAATATTAAATTTAATTTTTTTAATATTTTTTATTTCTTCATTATAAAACGACGAATCAATTGACATTTATTGTATTATACTAGAAATTCTTTATATAATAATAAAAATTCAAATTTTTTTTATAATTTTTTAATATGGAAAAGAAAACATTAATGGAAATATTTTTTGAAAATAGTTTTAAAAATATTAAAGAAAAAATGACTAAAACTAATTTTGAAGATACGACAAAAAACTTTTTAAATTCTTTTTTTAAAAATCATATATTTATTTTAAAAATTTATCTTTTACTTTTTTTAATACAATTTGCTTCAAATATATTTATAATAAATTTGATATTAAAAAAAAATAAAATGTAAATAATAATATATGAAAAATGAAACTAATATTGTATCAAATGATAAAAAAAATATATATGTTAAAAAATTTTTTGATACTGTTTTTATAAAACCATTATCTGTAGTAGTATCAATTATAAAAATATATTATATCTTATTATTTATTCAGTTAGTATTTTTGCTAATTAATTTAATTTTAATCATTATTAAAAAATAATCTATAGTATTTTAATGTTATATCATAATGATTTTTTATCAAATCGTATCGAAAAATTTACGGATATACCAGGCTTGTCTGATTCTTCTTTAACTGGTGCAAATGTTGAAGAACAGGTAAATAATGAAATTGAAAATCAAATAAGTTCACAAGTTAATAATAGTGTTTCAGAATTATCTGAATCTGCGATGTCTAATATTGAAAATATTATGAAAGATAGACTTGAAAAAACTATATCAACAGAAAATATAAAAAAAATAGTTAATGAAGTTTTAAAAAATATAGATACTAAAGAAATTAAAGAAAAAGTTAATAAAGTGATTGATGAAGGAAAAGAAATTTTAAAGAAAAATGTTAAATATGCTAGAGAAAATACTTCTGAATTTAGAGATGAATTTAAAAATTCAATCGTAAAAAAAATAGTACCAATAACAACAATATCTATTATTGCTATATCAATTCAATTGCTTTTAATTTTAATATCTATGTTTATTTTAATATTTAAAAAAATTAAATCATAAATATGATAATATTTTATTATATACATTTTTATTGTATACACAGTTTTTAAATTTTATATTTATCAACACTTTTGATAAAATTAATAATTCTTTCTTATTATATTTTTCTTTATTTTTTTCCATAAATTTATCTCTAAATTCTGTTATTTTAGTAGATTGATATGTATTCATTAATATTAGTAGTTTGTTCTTTTTATATAATAATTTTCAATTTTATTATAATGATTTTAGATAATTATAGAAAAATTTATGATTTATACATAAATGAAACTAAATGTAAAAATATTAATGAAATTAATTATTATTTTCTTAATTTAAAATTTTTAAACATACAACAAAAATATAAAAATAATACTAATATAATTTTATTTTTAGAAAATAATATAAAATATGTTGGAATCGAAATAATTTTAAAAAATTATTTAAAAATTATTATTAAAGTTGATGATAAAATCATAATTAAAATAATAAAATTAGAATATGATTATTTAGATTTTGAAGATGAAAATAAATTGGAATTACTAAACTATTCAAATAGAATTAAAAAACACATTTATAGTAAAAACTTTATAATAGACTCGAAGAATAAACAACAAATTTTAGAAAAATTAAATAATATTATTTTTAATTTAAAAAATTTAAATATTCAGAAGACAATTGAATTAACTTGTATTCTTAAAAAAAAATTTATATTATAGTTTTTTTTTTATAAACTATAATATATGGCTAAAGAAAATAAAGAAATAAAATGGTTAAGCACTAAAGATAGCAAAGTTTATCAATCAACTATAATACTCGCTGTTGCTACAGCTTTAGGTGCTTGGGGTGGTTTCCCAGAACCTCCAGAATGGTTCGAAAAGTATGTTAATACTAAATTAGCACAATACTCTCTTGTTTTTATTCTACTTTGGCAAGGGGGTGCTGGTAAAAATTATAAATTAGCAGGTTTATTAACTGCTATTATAGCATTACTCTCAAAGAGATAAGTTCATTGCAGCAAGTTCTGCTTTCTTTATTTTGGTAAGCCTGTTCTTATAATTTTTTGTAATTGTTCTTCCATCCTCAATAGAGTATTCTACTGGTATTTCTAATTTTTCTCTTTTACCATTATAAGTGTATGTACCTCGCTTACTTCCTCTAGTACTTTCCCTAATTGAAAAAGTAATTTCTTTCTTCGGGATCTTTACTTCTCTATAATATTTTGATAGAGCCTTATTTGCAGCTTGATATGGAGTTAAACCAGTAAATCTACCTTCATATGATTCTGTTCCTGGTAATCTAACCTTGAATGATCTTACTCTCTTTCCACTACCGGTTTGTTGTGTTGTTTCAGTTGTTTCAGTTGTTTCAGTTGTTTCAACAGCAGAAGTTTCTTGAACTGTAGTTTCTGGTGCGACTTGTTGTGTTGTTTTAGCTTTTGAAACTTTAGCTTTCTTTACTTTTTTAGCTTTTTTAGCTTTTCCGCCACCTGTTAAGGTTGGAGTAGCTGTTTGTTCAACAACTGGTTCTGGTTGTGTATGTTGTACAACTTCTTCAACAACAGTTGATTCAGAAGGAGTATCAACTGTTTTTTTGGCAGCTGAAAGGTTTTTCTTACCTTTGGGTTTAGCTTTGCTTTGCATTTTCTTACTTGGCATTAATAATATTATAAAACAATCTTTTAAACCATTATCAGTTATAACATTATAAACAATTATTATAAATCTAAAAAGTAAGTTTTTTAAAATTCAAAATAATATAATAATAATATATTATGATAAATAATATTAGTAATATTAATAAATTTAAAATAGATATTTTAAAAAAATATTATAATAAAATTTCTTTTATTTTATCAAATTTAGATAATCATATTTTAAATTTAGAAAGATTAATGATTTTTAGTAATACTGAATTAAACAATCTAAAAATATCTTCTTATGAATTTATTAAAAATTTAAATAAAATTTACAACAATGAAATGATGGAATATCTTAATAATAATAATTCAATAATTGATAATTTACTTTCTAACTACACTTACAATAATGAAAAAAATAATATTTTAAAAAATATTCCTGTTGAAAATAGTCTATTTAAAAAATTTAATGAAAATATTACAAAAATTATTAAAAATTATGGATATAGTAATCTTATACAATATTTTAAATTTTTAAAATTTAGTATGGAAGATAATGTAGAAGAATTAATTAATGAAATTAATGATTTAGTTATACCTATATCTATTGATTATTTTAATGTTAATAATGAAAAAAGAGATTTTTATTGGAGACAACCGATTAAATTTGATGAAAAAGATTATCTAAAAAAAGTAAGAGAATTATGGATTAAATATGAAAATAATAAATACATGAAAATTAAATTAGTTTTCAAAGTTGATTTTTTTTCATATAATGTTAGAACATGTCAATTAAATCGTAAAAATTTATATAACAAAAAAGTTAATATTTTAGATGAATGTTTAAGTAAAAACTTTGATAAAAAATTCATAAATTTATTTATAAAACAAGATTACTTGGGTAATATTTATAGTTATAATTTAGATGAATATATTTTATATATTGAGAAACAATATAATAAATTTTTAGAACTTTCAAATTCTAATTTTATAAATTTAATGAAAAATTTTATTTCGAAAGAAAAAGAATTTTATGATACATTTAATTTAATATTTTTATTACTACTAGGAGATGATGAAAAAATAGATATAGCAGGTCTTTTATTAGGATTAGTAAAGGAAAAAAATATAATTAATAAAATAAATATGTATGAATTTATCCTAAATAATTTAAATTATTATTTAATTTTGAAATTAAAAAGATCTTCATCTTCAATTAAAAATAAAATTAATAAAATAAAAAATATTTCATTAAATGATGTTGATTATAAAAAACAATTAGTTATAAATAAAAATATTCCAGATAATATAAAAAACTTAGTTTTAGAGAAAATTGAAGAAATGAAAAGTTTTAATAATGAATATTACAAACAACAAACTTATGTCAAAACTATAATTAATTATCCTTGGCCATCTAAAAAAGATGATATATTTTTTAAAAATTTATCTAAAGATGAAAATAAAACAACAAACTATATTAAAACGATTGATAACAAATTAAAACAAACATGTTATGGTCACGAGGAATCAAAAAAATCAATATTACAAATAATTGGTAAATGGATAAGTAACCCTACAAGTCACGGTATGTCGTTTGGTTTTGTAGGACCACCTGGTGTTGGTAAAACTTTATTAGCAAAAAGTTTAAGTAAAGCATTAGATATACCATTTGCTGAAATAACATTAGGTGGTCAAAATGATGGAGAATTATTACACGGTCATGGATATACCTATTCAGGTTCTCAACCTGGACTAATAGTAAAAAAAATGGTAGACATGGGAAATTCACGATGTATATTATATTTTGATGAATTAGATAAAGCTTGTAGTAAACACGGAAATATAAATGAAATAACAAGTATTTTAATTCATTTGACTGATCCAAATATGAATAAAAACTTTCAAGACAGGTTTTTTCAAGGGGTAGATTTTCCTTTGGATAAAGTAATTTTTATTTTTTCATATAATGATAGTTCATTAATAGATCCAATTCTTTTAGATAGAATTAAAGAAATTAAAATAGCACCCTACAATTTAGAGGATAAATTATTAATATGTAAAAATTATATTATTCCAGAAATCGAAACAAATATAAAAGTTAAAAGTAAATTAAGTTTTTCAAATAACATACTTGAATATTTAATAAATAATTATACATTAGAAGCGGGTGTTAGAGGAATTAAAAGAAAAATAGAAGAAATATTTTTAAATATAAACCTTGATATTTTATATCAAAATAAATTATTTAAAAAATCTTATAAAAAGATTAATATTACAACTAAATTAATTCAAAATATATTAAAAAAACCAGATATTCATAATGAAAAAATCATAAATGAATCTTCGATTGGTGTAATTAATGGTTTATATGCTACAACTAACGGTTATGGTGGTATAATAAATATTCAAGTTCATAAAAATTTACACGGTGGTGAAAATATGTATGAAATAAAGTTAACTGGAAATCAAGGTAGTGTAATGAAAGAAAGTGTTCAATGTTCTTTAACATGTGCTATTGAATATTTAGAAAAAAATAAAGATAAATATAAATTAGGTAATTTTAATGAATATTTAAAAACTAACTTTAAGAATGGATTTCATATTCATACTCCTTCTACATCAACACCTAAAGATGGGCCTAGTGCAGGATGTGCATTTACATGTGCTTTTATATCTAGAATATTAGGAAAAAAAATAAATAATAAAGTAGGTATGACTGGAGAAATTGATCTTATGGGAAATATAACAAAAATAGGTGGTTTAGAATTCAAAATTCAGGGTGCTAAAAATGCGGGTGTTAATATAATTTATATTCCACAAGAAAATAAAGAAGATTTTGAAAAAATTAAACTTAAATATAAAAAAATATTTACTAAAGATTTAAAAATCATACCAGTATCAAATGTTAGTGAAGTTATAGATAATATTTTAATATAAAATTAATTTAAATAGTAATTTATTATATAATATAAATATGCAAGTAGAAAAAATAGAAGTAGAAAAATTGGAAAAAATATCTGAATTATGTAAAGAGATTGGTTTAGGACATGGTGGAAATCCGTATGTTTCTGGTGAAATACAAGTTTGTGATGTATTAAATAGAATTAATAAAGATAAATTAGTTATCTTTGATGTAGGTGCAAATAAGGGTAATTATTCTAAAATGATAATAGATAAATTAGACAAAAAAAAGGCTATATATTGTTTTGAACCAGCAAAATCAACATTTAAATTATTAAAAAATAATTTAACTACACCAAGTAATACTAATATATATTGGAACAATATAGGTTTTGGTTCACAAAAAGAAACAAAAACATTATTTTATGACAAAAAGGGATCTGGGAAAGCTTCAGTATATTGTAGGAAATTAAATCATTTTAATTTATATTTTAATAAAAGTGAGAATATAGAAATATCTACAATAGATGATTTTTGTAAAGAAAATAATATATTTGATTTAGATTTATTAAAATTAGATATCGAAGGCCATGAGTACGAAGCATTAAAAGGAGCAGAAAATATGTTTAAAAATGATAAAGTTTTATTATGTCAATTTGAGTTTGGAGGTTGTAATATAGATTCAAGATGTTTTTTCCAAGATTTTTTCTATTTTTTTAATAAATATAATATGATAATTTGTAGAATATGTCCAGATAAATTAGTAGCAGTTGAAGGATATAATGAGTTATATGAGCATTTTAGAACTACTAATTATTTAGCAATTTCTAAAAAACTATTAGATAACTTAAAATTAAAATAATAAATTAATTATAAATTTAAATCTAAATTAATTATAATGATAAAAATATGTTTAATATGTAGGTTCAAAAATGAGAGACATATATTATATGAATTTGTTAATCATTACTTAGAAGAAGGGTTTGATACATTATATTTAATCGATAATAATTCTGATGATAATTATTATAATGAAAATAAAAGTTGGCTTTCTCCATTGATTAAAACAAAAAGAGTAAACATAACCTTAATTAGTAATTTAGGACAAGTAAAATCAACAAATTTAGTATTCAATAAAATAAAAAATGATTACGATTGGGTTTTAGTATGTGATATGGATGAATTTATGTTTGCTGTTAAAGAAAAAAATAATATAAAAGACGTGTTAGAAAATAAATTATCTAAATATGATTACATAGAAATACCATGGAAAATGTTTAAACATACAAATTACTTCCAACCAAAATCAATTATTAATGATAATGTTTTAACACATGAATATACAAAAGATATTTCAAGTTCATCACAAGGTTATAAATATTTAATTAAGTGTAAATATGTTAATATATTAAAAGCTCATTGTGTTAAAACAAAAAATAATCCAAAAATGTATAAGTTTAAAAGTTGTCATAATAAATTTATACAAAATAATCATTATAGATCACAATCAGAAGAATATTTAAGAGGAATAAAAGAAGTTAGAGGTGGTGGTATTCATAAAAATAAATATAAAAATTTTAATAATCATAATAATTTTGAATATCAAAAAGATTGTGATTTACTTAAACTAAAAAGAAAAAACCTTATTGATAAATTAAATACTAGAGAACAAGTAAAACCAAAGGTATATATAAATTCTAGTTTTTATAAAGAAAATAATAATATCAATGAAATACAAGAAAATTTTACAGATAATAAAAAAATTATTTTTATATTTTTGATTTCATTTATTGTATTGTTTATGTTTCTTTTATCCTTTAATTAAAAGGAAAATATTAATTATACTTAATGAAAAACTTTAAAATTATTATTGATAATATAGAATATAGTTTTATTATGGGTGAAAATGTAAAAGAAAATCATCTACTTATAGATAATTCAGATCCAAACGATTGGTGGTTTCATTTAGATAATTTACCTTCATGTCATTGTGTTTTGGAAAATAGTAATATTTCTGATGATTTAATTAAATTTGGAGGAAATATTGTTAAATCAAATTCAAAATATAAAGACAATAAAAATTTAAAAATAATTTATTTACAAATTAAAAATATAAAAAAAACTAAAAATCCAGGTGAAGTTTCTTTGTTAAACAACCCAAAATATTTTATAATATAAACATATGGATGATTATACTGATCATGTTGATATAAAAGATTCAATTGATAATAAATTAAAAGTTATGAAAAAGGTAATAAGTTTTTGTATTTACGGAAATTTAATTAAGTATACTATAGGACTTATTAAAAATATAGAAATAATAAATTCAAAATACCCTGAATGGGAAATTTATATTTATTATTTTAATATACCTGATAACATTTTTAATATCTTAAAAAAACAAAAAAATTGTAGTTGTTTTCCCTGTAAACATATGGGATATAATTGGGAAGGTATGTTTTGGAGATTTTATCCTATTGAATATGATATTGACATTATGTTGTCGCGTGATACAGATTCTCGTATAACAGAAAGAGAAATGGTTTTAGTTAATCAGTGGATAGATTCTGATAAAACTTTCCATATAATAAGAGATCATCGTGGACATAGGATAGAAATACTAGGTGGGACATGGGGTTGTAAAGTAAAGCAATTTCAAGAGAGATATAATATTAAAAAAATAGATGATTATATTAATATTTATTATAAAAGATTTAAAAAAAAAATAAACAAAGACCCTGATCAATACTTTTTGAAAGAAAATATATATCCACTTATTAAGAATGATAATATGTCCCACATTTCTTTGGAATATGTAAGATATTCTGAAAAAGATATTATTATTAATAAATGCCAGGGAAATTTTATTGGAAAAGATATAAAAGTTAATATGAAGTTAATGTCAAAAGTACTTAGGAAGTACAAAAGTTAAATATATAAGATAATATGATGAACCATGAAATAGGAAAAATATTAAAATAAAAAAACGGAATGATTGTTAAAATTAAGGATCTGTAATAAATTATTCAAAAATAAGAATCTTAACAAAAATATTTTATAATATAAATATATGGATAATGTACAAAAATTTGTATTTAGTTTAAAAGATAATTATACAAATTTAATTGATTTAAGAGGTATAAGTGAAAATAAATTTGATGGAATAATTCAATTTTGTAAATCATTACTATTTATTTTTCCAGCATTATTTTTCTTTTTTAAATATACAATATTAAAAAAAAGAATTAAAGTTGAAAATATAGAAGATGTGCAAGAACATTTAAATAATAAACAGAAAAATTATTACAGAAGCCAAATTATTCAAGGAATTATTTTTATTCTTCTTGGAATAAGATTATATTATTATTTTAAACCAAATAATACTCAAATAAGTTTAGCACTATTAATAAAATATTTAAAAGAAAAAAATTTGTTGGATGAAAATTTCTATTCAATAATTAAAAATTTTAAACCAGAAAACATATCAATTTAAATTACTACAAAATTATTTTCATTAATTACTTTTTTATCTTTAGTTTCTGAATTTTTTTTAGCAATTACAAGTTTTTTTGTAATCTCATTTGACATTATAATCTTATGGTAAGGAAATATTCTTCGATAAGTTTTTGAAATCGTTACATCTGATATATTAAAAATATTGGAAATTTCTTTTTTATTTAAACCTAAATTAGAGGTGTTTGAAACAAGTAAAATACATCCAGCTGCTACAGAAGGTGGCTCGTGTGTTGATGCCAAATCTAATTTTTTTATATTTTTAGAAATATCAATAGCATTATCAATATATTTTTTATCAATTAATAATTTTTTAGCAAACCTTTCAATAAAATCTGAAGCTTGTGAGCTTGAAAATTTTTCTATAAAATGTTCTAAATCGATATAATCCAAAAATTTCCTACAACCACGATTTACATTTTTAATTTCTAAATCATAAATATCAGCAATTTCTTTTGGACTTCTCGGTTCATTTTGAATCTTACATGCATAAAACACACATGCTGCTATCATTGATCTTCTATTAATACATCTCATAATTCTCGCTTTTCCAGCACGAGTTCCTTTAGTATGTTTACTATCATTTACTTTTTTATACAAAATTTTCGCAGAATCAATAATACTTTGTGTAATACTGTATTTTTTACATTTTGATTGAATATTATTTAAAACATCCATAAGACTTTTCTCTTTATACGGCATTTGCCCTTGTCTCTGTAATGAAGTTATTTTATTCCATCCTCTCATTTTAATTTTTGTACCTAATGCTGATTTTGGAAAAAAATGATTAGTTGGACAACCATAACTAGAAGAAGATTCTTCTTTACTAAAATCAGGTTGTTTATTTAAAAACTCGTCATGTACAACTCCACAATTAGCACAAATAGTATGTCCATTTGAATCATCAATAACTAAATTATCACTTTGACATGCTACACATTTATCTTTATTTTCTGATTTTGATGTATCATTGATATCTATTCCAAAAAGAAGATTATCAATATCACAATCATCCATATCTAAATATTGATTATCATTTAAATCGTTATCCATTTAATTAGTATAAAGACTTATTAATTCTTTATATCAATTTTTTTCTAAAAATTTATTCAATACTAATCTTAAATAAGGTTGTAAGTTAATTCTTTCAACACTAGTAAGATTAATCCAAAAATTATTTAATTTATTTTCTAAATCTTCTGTATTTTCTTTAATCTTTAAATTATTTAACAATAAAATAAATTTTAATGAATCAAAATGATTTTCTTTAGTTTTATTTATTGCTAAATATAATGCTTTTTTTTTTGTATTTTCATCAAAGTTACTTATTTTTTTAATAAAAATTTCAGCAGAAATAAAATATTCTAACATTATATATTTTTATATATTTTTATTTAAGTATTAACTAATTATCAAAAATAAATTGTTTATCATAATCATAATAATATTTTCCTAAAAAAATATCATTAACACAACAAAAAGCAGTGTCAAAACATTATAGAAAACCAAAAATGTACTTAAAATAGTTTCATAGTTTTTAATTCATTTAATGAGATAACATTTATATTTTTTTTGTCCTTGAAAAGTTCTTTTATTTTGGTTAAAAAATATGTATTATTACAGGTATAATGTAATAATATTTTTGTATTATATTCATTATACACACTTTTTTGCCATTTATTTAATGAAAAATCTATATTACAATATATCAAATATATGGTTTTATCCATATTACCATTATTAATAATTCTATTAATTCTATTAATTCTTCTTTTATATTTATTTTTAACTTTATTTATGTAAACAGTATCGATTTTATTAAAATCGTGAGGAAACAATATGTTATATTTTTTACAAATTATTGGAAATATTGTTTCATTTGAGACAATTAAATTATCATCTTCATCGCCAAAATATAATCGGTTAATTTTAGTTCCAATAAAAATATCATTTAAAAAATCTTTAAAATTATTACTTAATACATTATAAACCATTTCTAAAGAAGCACAATTCCAATCAAAAGGATAAGAAATATGTCTCATGTTATGTTTTCTTAAATAATGACTTGTAGAACAGTTTGAACCAATCGGAATATAAATATTCATATAATTATATATTATATATTATATTTTTCTTTTAAAAATGGATATTTTTCTAATTTCTCATTTAAATAATTATCAAATTGATTTTTAATTGAATCAGGAATATTTTTATAATAAAAATCAGTATTATTATTAGATTTTATCCCACCCCAAGATCTTTTTTTACCTTTTGAGGATAAATAGTATAATTTATCTATATGTAAAAGTACATAATTTTTCTTTTCTAAATTATTTATAGCTAAAAATTCATATAAAGTATTGATAAATTTTGTTTTATTCGTTATAATATCTTCGTAATACAACAAAAGTTTTTTTCCTTTATAATTATTATAAAAGTCAATATTTTTGAAATAAGTTTCATAAGAATTAATATTTAATTTGTAGTTATTATGCCTTAAGAGTACTTCTTTTGGATTTCTTATGATTAATATTATTTTATTTGAACGAATATTTATTGGTGGTGTGTGATGATATTTGAAATAACAATCCTTTTTATCAAAATGTGTTGATATATTAAATGGAACTTTTTCAGGAAAGACATTTTTATATATTTCTTTATCTTTTGGGTTTCCTTTACAACCATATGTTGGTATTTCAGTTAATAATTCAATATAAAAACGTACTAAGTGATTTCCACTACGAGGGTATGACAAAATAATATTTTCTATCTTCATATATATATTATGTAATATTATTTTAATTTTATGAATGAATAATAAATCTGGACATTACAAATGTAAAACGGGTTAATGATAAAATTAAAGATTCTAAATGTTTTTTATCAATATTTGATAAGGCCATATTAATATATTATATATTTTGATTTATTATATTTTGACCCAAGACCTATTGCTCCAAAATAACACCACCTTGGATAATATGTTTTACTCCCTTGATGAAAAAAAGAAGCTAATAAACCATATATACTTTTTGTAATTACTAAAATATCACTATGAATTAGTAAAAATAAATCATAATTCATATTTATATTTGGATCTTTAGAAATCGGTTTTATAGTTTTTAAATTATGTTTCTTAAAAAATTCAAGATATTCTTCTCTTATAGGATTTTTATATATAACATAAATTTCATAATTACTATATGTTTTTCTTAAATTATCTACAAGATTTTTTAATTCAAGAATAGATAAACAACTTTGATAAGAAAAACCATAATCATTTCTCATTTTATTTCTAAATTTATTAACTTCAATTTCTACACCTTTATTAATAATATCTGATATATAATCAAAATGTTTATTTGTGTTCCTACCTTCATAATTATATACATCGTCACATCTAAGATGTATACAAATTACTTTATTATCTTCCCATGGTTTTTTAAAATTATATTCACAAAATTTATTATTTATTAATGAAAAAAAACTTTCTTTTAGATTTTCTTCAAAATATGAAGGAATATCTTGTTTAATAGCATTAACTGTATTTATACATAGATGATGTATATCACTTTTTTTATTTATAAATTTTATTTCATTCATAATATTTTTATCTAATTCAATTGAAAATTTAATAAATGGGATCATAAATATATTATCATAATATTTAAAATTTTTTTCATGATAAACTTGATAATTATTATTTTTAGCCATAATAAATAAACAAAGTTTATTCAAAAAATTACATCCCAATCTATCTCTTCTATCTAATAGTAATATTGACATTATATAATTAATATATAATTAATTTATTATTATCTTTTAATTATAAAATGACCTACTATTTCTAAAATGTGATAAATTGTATCAGCATAAATAAAATTTTTTAAATAATCGTGTTGTATATAATTAATTTTTTTTGATAAAATATAGTATAATAATAAAGTTGTAATAATTATATCATTTAAAAAATTAAATCCACTTCTATTATACATTTTATATAAACAATATATTGTAATAAAAGGACTAATTACAAAACTTTTGTTATTAAATAAAAGTAATACAGATAATAATCCAAATAAATTATATTTTAGATTAGTCTTTTTTATTAAATTAAATTTATCAATAAATCTATATAAATGTAAAAAAACAATAGAGAGTAAGATATTATAATATACTTTATAATTATTTTTATACAAATTTAAGTAAATTAATAAAGGAAATAATATATTTATAATTTCTAATGGAACCGTATGTAGAGGGGAATTATTATTATAATTAATATGTTCAAAATACATTCCTAAAAATATAAAAATTATTGCTAATGTTATTTTATAATAATTTTTTATCATTATAAAAAACTATATTTAATTTATAAAAAACTATATTTAATTTATAAATAACGTTTACCTTTATAAACATATTTATTTCTTGATCCTCCGCCTTTTTGTAATGGTTCTATATTTATTTTTTTACCTAATCCATTAATAATATTTGTATTAGCACCATAATTTAATAATAATCCAATAATACTTTTATTTTTACCTTCGACTGCTAAATGTAATGGTGTATTTCCCTCATTATTTAATTGATTTAAAAAATTATCCCTACCATCAAAATTTTTAGATTTTTCTAAAAGTTTTTTTAATTTTTTTTCATTCATATCATTTACCAATAAATGTAAAACATTATTATTATCATTATCTTTTAACTTAAAAATATTATTTGTCATATATATAATATTATATAAAAAAATTATAAAATAGTAATATTTTTTGTACATCCACCTAACCACCATGATACTTCTGTGTAAGTGCTAAAATGACTTCCAATTATTATTTTATTTTTTGATAATAAGTATAACTCAATTAGATCTTCTTGTATACCTTCAGGAAAATCTCTACTATTATCTAAACTTGTTTTTCTTGGATATATTAATATTCTATTACCATATTTTTTATTTAATTTATCCTTAACTTCTTGACAATCACTAGCTAAATAAAAATTATATGTTTCATCATATTTTTCAATTTCATTTTCAATATTATCTAAATTAAATAAAATTTTCCTTACCTGTTCATTTTTTCTATTCCAAGATCTAATGTGTATTGAAATTGTTTTTTCATTAAATTTTTTTGAAAATTCATCAATTTCAGTTTGTAATTGTTTTACAGGTTCTAATATTTTAAAATATTCAATATATTCATTTTTTAATATTTGAGGTATTTCGTTATACATAAAATCAATAGTTCTATTACCAAATTTTTTTGATTTTTTTTTTTTACATTTAGAATTAAAATTATTAAAATCTTTTGGAATATTATCTTCTTTCGATATAAATAAACAATGACTATTATAGTTATCGTTAGTATCTAAATTATCAATTAAAATATCATTTTTAAATAATAAATCAAAAGGACAATTTAAAATATGATTTTCTTCCTTATAATTATTTAAAACTCTCCATAAAACTTTATATTCTATTTTTTTAATTTTAGATATTCTTATAACAGATACTATAGATTTTATTCTATTAGAAAGACCTCCTTTATTATTAGAAACTATCATTATATTTAATATTTATAAATTTTTAAATATTAAATAAAAATTATGTCAAATTACATAGTTCATTATAATAATCTTCGCAACATCTATCTGAACTTAAAAAATTATAATTGATATTGTTTTTATAATCAAAATAATTATCTTTTATTTTAGTAATTTTTATTAACAGTTCATCAAAATCTTTAAATTCTTCACTACAATTAACAGCAGCTTCTTTTATAGCTCCACCATTTTTATAATATATTAATGGTAAACCACATGACATTCCTTCTATGTGATGCATTCCACATGGTTCAAATTCTGTTGCCGTAAGATAAATATCTTGTTCTCTTAATAAATCTCCAAGATCTTTATCACATGTAGGTTTAATGATAGTATTATTTTTTGGTTTAAATTTTTTATTATAATTTCCTATAAATGTAAATTTAAAATCTTTATTTTTTTCCAAATATTTATCAATCATATCATAATATTTGAATCCTTTCATTATATTATCAGACCAATGATGTGTTACTATCCTTAGTTGATTGTTTAACTTTTTTTCTTTTTTAGGAAAAAAATATTCTGGATTAGCACCATTTAAAATAATTTTACAATCAAAAAATAGATTATATTTTTTAAAATAATATTCTTTTAACCAGTCACTAATAAATATTATTTTATCCGCAATTTTAAAAGTTTTTAAAATTAAACTATCTAAAATATTTTTTTCTCTTTTCATATCACAATCATTAACTCTATGAACAATTTTAACATTTGGATGCTGTTGTTTATATTTAATAATATCGTCAATACTATATTTTTTATGTTTTCCTTTTCTTGGATCACTGATAAAAATTATATCTATATTTTCTTCTAGTTTAAAAGTAATTTTAAAATTATGTAATTTTAAGTAATTTATTAAATTTTTTATAAAAAACATCCCTCCACCATATGACCCTTCAAATGGTTTAAATGTAAAAAAAATTGTCTTCATATATTATATTTAAATGTTTAATATACCGCTATCAAACGGAGAATTAGTAGATAAATATACAATTTTAGAAATTAAAAAAGAAAAAATTAATGATCAAGAAAAAATTAATATTGTTAAAAAAGAAATTAAATTATTGAAAGAATATGTTGAAATAATATTTAAGAAATATGAAATAAATAATCAATATAAAAAGTTAAAAGAAATAAACAATAAACTTTGGGATATTGAAGATAGTATACGAATTAAAGAAAAAAAACAAGAGTTTGATGAAGAATTTATTTCCATAGCAAGAAATGTTTATTTTAACAATGATATTAGAGCAAATATCAAAAAACAAATAAATAAATTAACTAATTCATTAATAGAAGAAGTAAAGTCATATGAAGATTATAAAAATTGATTTAAAATCTAATTTAGCATTATTGTAAAATATGGCTAAATTAGATTTGATTATTGGTCCGATGTTTGCTGGAAAATCAAGTGAACTGATGAGAAGAATTAGATTACTAAAAGTTCTAAATAAACAATATTTAGTAGCTAAACCATTTATCGATAGTAGATATTCAAATGAACATATAGTATCGCATAATCTTGAAAAAGAAAAATGTACAAATTTTAATTCAATTAATGAAATTGTAGCTTATCCTCTTAATAATATAGATACTATATTTATTGATGAAGCACAATTTTTTACAGATATAAAAAAGCCTATTATAGAACTAGTAGACAAATTTAATATTAATGTTGTTCTATGTGGTTTAAATGGCGATTCAGATAGAAATCTTTTTGGAGAATTACATGAATTGATTCCTCTTTGTGATAATATTATTAAAATTAATGCTTTATGTAAAATATGTTTAGACGGTACACCTGGAATTTTTTCTCATAGACTTGCTGATAATAACCAACAAGTTTTAGTAGGAGCAGAGAATCAATTTATTTGTGTATGTAGAAAACATTATTTAGAATTAAATTCTTAATTTAAAAAATATTAATTAATTATATATTATATGAATAATGTAATTATGACAACATATTTTTGTAAAAAAAAAAATCCACAAAAAGATCATTTTGTAGCTTGTAATGATATTACATATATAGAACCTTGGTATTATTCTGTTAAAAATCTTCAATTAAATGGAATAATATTTCACGACGGATTAAATGATGAATTTATAAAAAAATATGAAACTGATAAAATAAAATTTATTTATGCTAATTCAAATTCTTATGATATTTCTATTAATGATTTAAGATATTATGTTTACTTTGATTACATAATTAAAAACGAAAACATAAAAAATATTTGTATGACAGATGGAAGTGATGTAACTGTTGTAAAAAATCCATTTAATAAATTTAAACGATTATTTGTAGGTAGTGAAAGATCAAAAGGGTTTAAGGCTATATGTTTAAAAGAAAAAATAAGTTTATTTAATTCTAATATAAAAAACAAATTTAAATATCATAAAAACCCAACTAATACTGTATATAATGCTGGTATTTTAGGTGGTAATAGAAAAGATATTATAAAATTTCTAAAAAATATGATTAAAATTTTTGATAATTTTAATAGTGAAATAAAAACAAAAAATCTTAATATGATTGTTTTTAATTATGTTGTTTATAAAATATTTAATCAAAATGTAATCTCAGGTAGTCCTTTACATAGTGAATTTAAAAAATACCAGAATAATAGAACAGATGTGTATTTTATTCATAAATAATTTTATTTATATTTTTTTATTATCCTTACACCTTTTATAACATATTTTTTTTTAACTAAAATTATTCTTTGAATATTATTAGAAGATTTAGTTGGAGAATATGGAATATCCATTTATTATTTATAATACTTAGAAAATAATTGAAAATTATATACTTAAAGAAGCATTCTTTAAGTATATAAAATGAACGATATTGATTGGAAAAAGTTTACATACGTCGATTATTTAAATTGTGAGGATAATGAAGTCAAAAATTTACCACCCGGTGTTAATATTTCAACAATGTGTGGTAATTGTAAATTAAATACTAAGTTTAATATTACGAATATTGAACATTATTTACCTTTAAATAAAAATGACATTATTTCAGTTAAAGTATCAAATGATAGAATGAGGACATTAATTAAACCTAAAATTAAAAAAAGAAGAACTAAAAAAAATACAGTAGTAAAAACAACAAGTAATCCATTTTATAATCAAATTACTGTAGTAGTTAGGATTAAAGAGGGGGAATGTGAAGATTTAGCTCAAGAAAAAAAAATAAACTTAAAGTTATTTAAGAATGGTACTATTCAAATTTCAGGACTGAAAAATGTGAAATACTGTAATAGAGCTATTAACAAATTACTTTTACGATTAAAACAATCAAAAGCTATAAAAGAAAACGAGAATATCACTGAAATTAAATTTATTGAAGACATTGACGATGAATTAAGTATATCAAACTTTAATATTTATATGATAAATTCTAATTATAAAATTCAATATCATATAAATAGAGCAGCATTATATAAATTATTGATAATGAAAAAAATAAAATGTTCATATGAAAAAACAATTAGAGCATGTGTTATTGTTAAATATGTACCAGAAATAAATAATGAAGAAGAAAAAGAAATTAGTATTTTTATTTTTGAAAAAGGCAACATTATAATTACAGGAGCACGAAATTTAGATCATATTAGTTGTTCCTATAAATACATTAATAATATTTTGCTTAATCATATTGATGAAATTATCATGGCTAATAGTGAAGAAAACGACAAACTAATATTTGAGTTGTATACTAAGATAATAACTGATGAAAAACATAAATTGAAAAATATTTAATTTATATTTAAAATTATTTTGTGTTTTAAAATTAATGATAAATAGTAATTTTAAAAAACAAATTATAAATGAAGATATTATAATTATTGAGAATTTTTATGAAAATCCTGAAGAAATTGTAAAATTAGCATATGAAAATGAAAATAATTTTGAAACTCATGAGAGTATTTACAGAAATAAAGTATTTAATCCAAAATTTTATTTTAATAATTCTCCAGAATTAATAAACTTTTTCGAAAAAGTTTTATGTAAAAAAATTTATCAAGATGAATGGAATTTAGGAGTTGATGATTTTAGCAATGGTTGGATACAGTTTAACAAAAGTGATTTAAAACCATTAATTCATTCGGATAATATGGAAAGTTTAAAGACTAATTGGGGAGGTGTTGTATTTTTTACAGATAATGAAAATAGTGGAACTGGGTTTTATGAACATTTAGCAACAGGTTTAAAAAAAAGACCTGAAGATAAATATTTGTTAACATTAAAAAATGAAAAGTTAGAGGAACTTTTATCTTATATTAAAAATGATGCTAATGAAACACAAGAATCCAAAAAATTTAAAATGTATTATAATTGTCCAAGTGTATATAATCGTTTAGTGTTATTTAATGCTGCTTTATTTCATTGTGGTTTAAACTCTTATGGAGACAATGTTAAAAATTCAAGGTTATTTCAAACATTTTTTATCAGAGCAGTAGATAATTTGTAAGAAAAAAAATCTAATATAAAATAGAAATAAAATATTATGTATTTACTTAAATTTCATTTGAGAGGTACAAACGACTTGCCTTTAATAAAAAAAGGAAGATTTAAAGTTTTGAACTATGATTATTCAAATATTGCTTTTATTTTTACAACAGTAGCAAAACCTGAAGAAAAAGTAATTGATATAGTTAAAGAACTAAACCAATATACACAATCTAATCCATATAATAATGGAGGATCAAAAATATATTTAGATAAAATAGTTTTTGATGATAATATTTTAATTGTTAAAGAACTATCAAAATTTTATACAGAATTAAATTTAAATACTAATATGTATAAAACAATTGATTTTGGTAAAATTTGTGTTTTGAAAATAAAACATAGTATTTAATCTCCTTTGTGTTGAACGGTGTCTTGAACTTTATGTTGATCTTCGTTATGAACATCTTGTTGAACTTCTTGTTGAACTTCTTGTTGAACTTCTTGTTGAACTTCTTGTTTATCTATTTCATCTTCAGAAATAACTATAATATCATCTTCCCTGTATATATATAACTCACTCATATAAATATATAATTTAATAGTCTTTATCTTTTGATAATATTATTTTTTTATCATAAAGATAAACTGTATGTTCATATTGTGCCGATAAATCATTTTTATTTGATGAGTAAATAGATGGATATTTAACTAGTTTTGTTTTTATATTATTAAAACTATTTTCTAATGAATAATCATCAATATGTTTTCGTGTAAATATATAATTATTGAATTTATCAAAGATATTATTAGAAAATATATTATTATTATTTTTCGATAGTTTAAAATTTGTAGTTTCTTGATAATTATTAATTATTTTATCAGAAATAATACTACAAAAAGGTTCAACTGCATAAATACCTTCATTAAATCTTTTACCAAAATTATCTAAAATTTTATAGGCCGGAACCATCTTACCTCCATGAATAGTATTTTGTAAAATATTATGTCCAGAAACTCCTTTAATATTTTTTATTGTATATAATTGTTTCATATAATTAATTTCGTACGACTCAATAATCTCATTTATTTCTGAACTCCAATCATTAATATACATTTCTTTTGCTATAGTCTTACATCCGTGGTTTGTTGCTTCTTTTGCTGCTTGATGTAAAATATCTAAATTAGGATCAAAATAACAAGTAAATGCAGAATCAATCATCCATCCATTAACATGAACCCCAATATCTATTTTAATATTATCATTTATATTAAGTGTTTTATCTAAACTTTTGTAAGGAGTAAAATGGGCTACACAATTTGAAATTGATAAACTTGGTGGAAAAGCAATACCACCATTTATTCCATTATTATTTGTATAATGTTTTATTCTTTTTGTAACTGCTCTTTCTAAATTTGATAATTTTAATCCAGGTTGAATCATACTTTGAATATCTGATCTTACCTTTTTATGGATTATTGCTGCCTTCTCTAAAGATTCTAACATATTTTCTTTATTTGTTATTTCAATTTTTGATTTATTAAAATTTTCTAATTTATTTACACCTTTTAAAATAAAAGAAAAATTATTACTCATATAATTAATATATATTATAATTATATGATTATATTTTAATATTTTATTTCCTCAATATCTCTACTATTCATAATTGTTGAATCTCTTATTGTATCAAACTCAGATAAACTTTTATGAACCATATTATTAATATATGGATTTCCATCTAAAGTTACTGTGATATTCTCATCTATTTTTTGTCTCTCTAAACAATTTGATTTACCTCTAGTTTGACCGTGATATTTGTATCCTTGTGAAATTAATGATTCAGGATTTGTATGGACTACTTTGTCTGATGGAATTCTAGATCTGTCTGAAAATTCTCCGATATCTTTAACTGATGCACTTAATTGATCCTTACCTCCCCCCATTAACTTTCGGTTAGTCATATCAATTGATTTTTCTGTTCTATCATCACTTTCAAAATTATTTTGAAATAACCTTGAAGTATGTTCTGTTGTATTTGAAGATTTAATACCTTTATAATCTCTAACATGTACTAAATTTTTAGGTCTAGTTTTATCACCGCTCTTTGTATATGTCTGTGCTTTATAAGAAGGTCCTGTTTTATCATTTTCGGCAGTATATTCTCTGATTGTTTTATTTGCGGGTTGTTGATTCTCATATACATGACCTGTTGTATAACTATATGATCCACCAACAAATTCACTTGATGTATCTTCTCTTATTGTATCATTTGCTTCTTGATTATTTCTATAATGATGACCTGTATTAAAATTATTTGAATGTCCTGAATAATTAGTTTCACCTGTTGCTTCTCTAATTGTATTATTTGCTGGTTGTTGATTATTATAGTAATTACCAGTTGAATTTTTATTACTATGACCAACATAATTTGTTTCACCAGTAGCTTCTCTAATGGTATCATTAGCTTGTTGTTGATTATTATAATAATTACCAGTTGAATTTTTATTACCATGACCTATATAATTTGTTTCTCCAGTATTTTCTCTTATAGTTTGATTGGCTTGTTGTTGATTGTGATAATAATTACCTGATGAATTTTTATTACTATGACCTACATAATTTGTTTCTCCAGTATTTTCTCTTATAGTTTGATTTGCTTGTTGGTGATTATTATAATAATTACCTGATGAATTTTTATTACTATGACCAATATAATTTGTTTCTCCGGTATTTTCTCTTATAGTCTGGTTTGCTTGTTGGTGATTATTATAATAGTTACCTGATGAATTTTTATT